GTGCCGGTTGCCGAGGATGCTCCCTTGTATCCGGTTGCCGAGGATGCTCCATGCTTTTCATAGCTTTCAGCGTCCTTTTTTACACGTTTTACTGTATATTCGATTGCAGCTTTAACAAGACCCGCAATGCTAATTTCTGCTCCGATCTTAATTTTTGTAGATGCTACCTTAGTATCATCATTATGTTTCTGGATTTCTCCGCTCTGCTCTACCTCGTGGTATACGCTTTCATTTGGATAATAATAATTCAAGCAATCAAGCGGATACTCGCAAGCGTGAAATCCATGATCGCAAACTTCTACGATTTCTTCCTCATACTCTTTTCCTTCTTCGTACTGAAAGCCACGACAAGTCATATTTTTGTTAAATCCTTTGTAAGATTTGATAACTTCTCCCATTTAAACACCCTCCACTTTCAACTGCTTGTCCGCTGATACACTCAAAAGGATTAACTGTGCATCCATATCCGGCACATTGAAATCATTTAAGCTCTCTGCGTTATCCACAAAAATCGGCACGATAACGCCATATAACTCGCTAAGAGAACGGATAATATCAAGTCCGGCTACAATTCTATGACCGCTATTCAAAGTCGAATACGGCACTCCATTTACGGTGCACTCACAGCAATCTTTCATACCGCCATTTAACTGCATTTCAAAGAGTTTGAAATTAACTGTCTTAAAATGGCTGTTGATGGATTCAGAAACCTTGTTGAGTTTGAAACGAATGAACTCTTCCAACAGGTAAAGAATCTGTTCCTGATCCGCAACCTTCTGCCCGATTTCTTTCTGTTCTTCCTGCAACTGCCATATACGTTCATCAATCTCAACATTCATGGATGCCTTTGCAATAGTGCTGTTTACTTCATCAAGATGTGCCTGCAACTCTTCTTTTTCAGATTTTAAGGTTTCAACTGCTGCATCCTCTCCATTAGCTTTCAGATTTTCGATTTCTACCAGAACTTCATCGTGTCTGGCTTTCATCTTCACATACTCTTCATTCTGCGAATAATCGGCAATTTCCGGAATCGATGATAACTGCTGGCAAATTTTTTCTTTTTTTGCAATATCTTCCTGCTCCTGTTCCTTTAAGGACTTTATTTCTTCCTTTACTTTGGCATTTTCATCCCTTAATTTTGTGATAAGATTTTTTCTCTCTGTGCCAATATCAACCAATCTGTTCAGTGCTGTTCTCTTTTCTGTGTCAAATCTGATCTTTTCTGATTTTAACTTTTCTTCTGCATCCGCCTTGGCTTTTCGCTTTCTGCTTTCAAAATCAGCCTTTAACTGCTCGATTTTATCTTCCGGCAACTTCTGACCACACAATGAGCAAACGGTGCTGTTTTCATCAAATACCCACTCGGATTCATCAAACAGATATGGGAATTCATCAAAAGCCTTTGCTGTTTCTGCGTTGTACTCCTCTCCAAGCCTTTTCCGCTCTGAATCAGCATTGGAAATAACCGTCTCGTTTTCTGAAACCCGTCTCTCTTTCAAAGCAATAGTATCTGCAAATCGCTTTATCTCGTTTTGCAAATCGCGTAATTCTGCTTCGATCTCGCTTCTTCTGTTTGTCAGATCCCGGTTCATGATCTGCATAATGCCAGACATATCAAACTGCAGCTGCATTTCTTCACGCCCTAACTCCATCATTACTCCGTCAGAATCTTTGATCTTCGCATCAATATCTGCAATTTTGGTTTCCAAGTCTGTTTTCGCAAGTTCCTGTTCTGCAACATCGATGTCAACCTTGGATTTCATGGCTTCGTCAATTCGTACTGGAATCTCTGCCTGCTTCTTCTTCCACTCGTTCAATGCTTTGGAGAATTTTGCTCTAATATCATCCGTAGACGGTGCTTTTTCCAATTCTGAAAGCAATGGTGCATACTTTGCGTCCGTCTGTGCCAACTCTACATCTGAAACCTCTGAAACAAGTTTCATCAGAATATCTCTCTGGTCTTTCCATTTCAAAGAAGAAAAATACTGCGGATTAGTCAGCATTTTGAACATTTCCTCGCTCTGTGCCAATTCCGAAACATAAGCCTTGAAATCCGCTTCACTCTTCGGATAGCCGTCAATCTCAAACGAATTAACATTCCCCTGCAATACTGCCATATCGGTTCCACGCTTCTTAACCCAGTTCTGTTTCTGTGTCTTGGAAAGTTCAACTTCCTTTCCATCTACATCCAGAATGGAAGACACCTTGATTTCCACGTTATCAATGCGGTTTCCGTCCTTATCCAACGGTCGAACATTGAATTTTTCCTCTCCGGAACTGTTCTTGTTGAAAAGCAGCCATGTAAACGCATCAAAGATCGTTGTCTTTCCTACGGCATTCTGCCCGCTGATCTTCGTTTTCACAGAGAAATTCACGTCAAGCATATTGATGCCCTTGAAGTTCTCGATGTGAATACTCTTAATTGTTATTTTCATTTTTCCCCTCCTCAATCACATCACATTTGCTTACGGAAACCTCATAAGCCACTTTCTTCTCAAACTCCGTGTCAGAAATCTTCTTGTCGTATTCTCGGCTCTGGATTCTGCCAATCAACTTAACACGGGTCCCGATTTTAAATCCGCCTGCAAATCTTGCATTTCTTCCCCAGGCAATGCACGGAATGTAATCAGATTTCCCATAATCTCTGTTTACTGCAATCAGCATGTCTGTGATCTCGCGGTCAAGTGGTGTCTCTCTGTAATTCGGCTCTTTGCAAACATATCCATTGATCGTAATGCAATTCTTGTCAATATTCGCATCTTTTGAGTCAATCGCCTCGATGTCACAAACAAACACGGATAAGATCAACCGGCGTCTGGTACCTTCCTGTTTGTTGAATGATCGATAACTTCCAGAAACCCTTACCGCCATTCCTGAATATCTGTCCTCCATGTCAAACAGTCTTTCTGAAATGGTTAATGGGATCTCGTCTACGGCGCCACTCTTTCTTTTTACTCCAAGAGACATTTTGTAAAAATTCTCTCCGTATGATTCATACATAAACTCCGGCTCTGAAATAATCACGCCTGCCAGTTCCACTTTGTTGTTTTCCATTGTTTCTTTATTCATATTTGAAATTCTCCTCGTATTATAATGTAGTAGTGTTTATAGACCCTCTCCAAAGTCTGATTCCGTTTCTTCATGAAGTCTTTCAAGTTCAACCGTCCTGTTCATTATGCTTTTGGCATATTCAGTGCGATTCTCGTATGTTCTGGTCAACGCATCTGATTTTCCGCTATAGATCATAAGAACTGTACTCATGTCTCCCTCATATTTTTCAAACAACTCCGCCAAATAATCGCATCCAACGAGAATATTCCCATACGGATCATAGAGATCTTCTACTCCAAGACGTTCCATCCGGTCTCTGTGATATTTTTCATAAATTTGCATGAGACCTTTGCATCCACCATTCTCCACATCGGCTTGTCCACTGCTTTCATGCTCGATGATTGCCATTACCATTTCCGGGCAAATATGATATTCGTTTGAAATCTCTTTTATATAAGGAAGGTACTCATTTGAAATCCATGTATCGCTCGGTTCCGTTGCTGTCGTATGTAATGTAGGTAATACCATCGTCAGTGTCATCACCATCAACATAATAATCATGATCTTCGACAATCTCTTCCGCATCCTGCCATCCTCCTTCAATTCTTGATCCGGCATACAATAAAAGTAAGCTGATTATAGTCGGTATCGCTACAATAGGATTTTCCGTTGCATCCGCACACATACAAAGAAAAAAAATCGCCGCGCCTACAAATTCAATCACCTTTGCCAACTTCTTCATACGCACTTCACTCCCGCCACTTATAAGAATCACTTTCAATTTCCTGCCCGTGCAAGGACACAAAATCTGTTATTACCGCAATAAATTCTGAATTGGTTGGCTTCCCCTTTTTCGGCGAAACTGTATAACCAAAAATTTCATTGATCGCATTCACATTTCCATTTATCCATGTGACCTCTATTAAGTTCCGGATCTTTCTTTCTACTTTGGATACGGTAGTTTCGTTCTCTTCTGCGATTTTTGCATAAATTTCCTTCATAACACATCTAAGCGCATCCCTGTCGTCCAGACATTTCTCTATCGCTCTAATTGTGTATGTGTATCCTTTGAGCGAATGGCTTGCGCCGATCTGATCTAATGTTTTTCTTAAAGCAATATTCGTTTGTTTATCCATGAATTCCTCCTGTTAATCTTTCCAATTCCATATTTTTGTTGGAAACTACCAGTTTGCCAGGCTATTCTTCATCAGCGCAACCTCTTTCCAAGAACTTGTTGACGAAGTATATCTGACCTTTACCGGTTACCTTGGTTGTCCGAGTGATCCTTACTGATCCATCCGGATTCTGCACGTTGCTTTCCTTTACCTCGAATAACCCCTGTTCAACATATCTCTGCTGCGGCATATTCTTTGATGAACCGTTTTTAATAAGGAAGTTATTCTCACGCAACCACTCAAACAACCGCTTCTGCCCTATCTGATAGCCGTTCTGGCAGATCAGCTTTGCCAAGTCTCCGATAAGAATTGATGTGTGACTTGTTGCCACTGCATCGGCAAAGATTTCTTTCGGTTTCATCCTCTGATTTTCAGCAATCAGACTGGTGTTGATTTCCTTAAGGCTGTTGATTTTCTCATCAGCCATCTTTAACGCTCTGGCAAATACCTGCTCTGGTGTGTTCCACGCCTTTTCCAAGTCGATGAGGTACTGGCGAATTTCTTTTCCTTTTTCCGTTCTCTGCAACATACAAATCTGTTTTGCCATATCAACAGAAATATCAATATCGTCTACCTCTCGCTGAACATCTCTGGTTCCCTCGATTTGAACCCGTACTTTTTTGTTCGGGGTTGAAAAATCTATGCCCTGTACGAATCCATACCCAGAATATCTTTCAAACCATTTACTAAAACGTTCTGTACCTTTAACTCCGTCTTCTTTCGATAATAAATCGTATAAATCTCTTGCCGATACTGTCTGTGTATCAAAATTTACCTTCACTAATTCGTCCGTTTTCCTCAACTCCTTTCTGTGTTATAATTCCCTTATCATCAAATAAGGGAGGTGTAATTTTGAACGATGAATATGTATCTGCCTACGCTATTGCTAAAATCTGTGGATATAACGGTTCTTTCAATGATTTCAAAATCAAGTACGACCAATACTGCAAAGAAATCAATGAAGAAATTTCGGAAGAAGAACCAACTTTAGCAAAAGTATCTGCATCTACTAATCCTTTCCGTAGGCACAGCCCGTTCTAAAATATTTTGCTAACGGAGCAACGGCGTTGAGAACATTGATAGACAATCTAATGTTTGTCTCATCAATTTTCTTTTCGCCATTAAGAATTTTGCTGTAATCGTCCAAAACATTAAATGCGACATGCTGCGCCATTTCTTCAATGTCAATATATCTTCCGTCTTTACGCTCAACAATCGTTGCTTTTCCAGATGAATCCAAAACAGAATATCTTGATTTTTCCAATGTTTTTTACATCTCCTTTCTAGTAACTTCTTAAGTTACTTTCTTTGCAAAAAAAATATCCATTGGATTTTGGATGTGAAGGTTATCAATCATAACCTGAATTTCGTCGCTTCCAAAAACGCCCTTACTCATTCTCATATAAAATGTTTTTGGCGTAACTCCAATCATTTCCGCAACATCAGCCTGTGTTTTGCCATTTTCAGCAATAACGCCGCGAAGTTTGTTTGTATCAACCATCTGACTACTCCTTTCTAACTTCGTAACTTTTGAAGTTACTTTTATTATATTCCATTTTGGTAACTTGTCAAGTTATTTTTTTCTTGACGAGTAACTTTTTTGTGTTATAATAAAGTTACCAATAGGAAAGGAGGAAAACTCAAATGACAATCGGAGATAGGATAAAAAAGCAGAGAGAGCTTTTAGGTATTTCACAAGTAGAGCTTGCAGAGAAAATAAAAGTTTCAAAGCAAACACTATATAAATATGAAAACAACATTATTACTAATATTCCAAGTGATAAAATAGAAATTATTGGGAAAGTTCTTGAAGTTTCTCCATCTTATTTAATGGGTTGGGAAGATAATTTAGAAAACGCACCAGATATTCTTCCAGACCTTATGTCAGATAGTGAATTGCTGGATAACTTAAAAATGCTAATGAAACTTAGCAAAGAACATAGACAGACTATATTTGACAATATAACCTATTGGCATGAAAAAGAGGGGCACTAAATGCCCCACTTTTTTTTGAATGAAAGTATTGTGTTATATAAAAATTTCAAAAATCGCTCGTTGTCGCACTTAACGACCATTTCAGTTATTTTTTCCTTGTAAAACGCTGTTTCCTCATTGCACTCATTTTCCCCCATCTTATTCTCCTCCAATCTCTGCAACCGATAATGTTAATGTCATTATAGAACGTATGTTCTTTGCAGTCAACCCCACACAAAAAAATTACCATTATTTGCCAGTAACATTTGAGAGGGCAATGAATCGCCAAACATCGCCCTCTCTCCAGAACTTGAAGTGCCCTTATCGGACAATTTTATTTTACAAATTTTGCCAGCATTATTCAAATCATTTCGGTCGCAAGTTTCGACAGAAATCGTCTGATTTGTCACTTTGGGTCAACAAAAACGTCTAGGTTTTGAACAGATATAAAACACTGCTTATGCAGGCTTGTGCCAATTGAATAGCGTCAGAACATTTGTTTTCTTCGCATAATGATGCTTTAGCGCAGATAAATGAAGGTCTTGAATGGAAATATTTTAAAAATATTTCTGGAGCAGACACGACTTTTACTGATTTACCCGATTACAATGAGTTACAACTTAGTGTGCTATACAAAACCGACACTGCCATAAATGTATGGCAGATAAGAGCTCCGCAAAAGGCTTTGCCTGTAAATCTATCAGATGTGTACCAGTGCAAAGTGGGACATTATGCCACCGCTACCGAAAACGCAATGATCAATATCTATCTGACACAATCTAAAATAAAAGTAGCGCAAGCTTATGTTAATGGATTGGATGTGCACAATAGTATAGTCGTTGGGATATATTACAGGTAATGCTTTTATGGCAAGTTAATCCAGATAGCCGTGGTGCTGATTATTGATATTGCAGTGATCTGGATTAGACTAATATAGGTGCATCTGCGATGCACACTAATCCTGGTAATATGTAATATAAAAATCAATGATAGTATTTGCAAACACCTTTTCTGTGGCTGATTGCCGGATGGCGACATTTGCCCCTGAAGTATTATTGGTTGCATCAATAACAACATTTCGGGTTTTACCATGAATAGTATTGGATATGCTGACAATACCTCCATGTTTTGGGGTCGCAGGTGCGAACTCGGCTGGTAAATATGCCCATACATTACCAGTCGGAATGTCGACTGTGGCGATAGCAGAAAAGCAAATTGTTATAAGGCGACCATATGTAAAACAATCTGTTTGTCGTATGGTAATAGTATCATCTGTAGACGATTTTCTTACAGTAAAACGACTATACCTGTTTAACTTCGCTAAATCTTCGTTATGCGAAGAAATCGCCCCCGTCACCGTCCCACCACCTATAGAGGATATGTCGGTAGTCCCGAGCATCTTATACAAGTACCGCACATTTTTAAACATCTGTGACACCTTAGCAAAAAGCGAAGCGTGCTTTTCACCGCTTATCAGTGTAGCAACGCTTTTCCAAGCGCTTGCATCGACATCCGGCGTGTCACTGCTTGCAAAAGCAACGGTTGTATCTGATGCATCTCCATCTTCCGCAACTGCGCCGATCTGCTCTGGTGTAAGATTAACATTCCCCTGCCGGTAGGTTTTCTCCTTGTTCCCTTTGATCCCCGTCACGCCCGATCCCGCGGTAACGTCCCATTTTCCCTCTGATGTCCAGATGATGTTGTTACCCTTACCATAATAGATACCACCACCGTCATTGAACCGGTCATCTGAGGTAAAATCATCACTGACGTTGTACATCCATCCGTTTTCCATGCCGGATACCGGAAGATCCGCAAATTCTACCGTACCCATTGGTATAATGCCGTTAAGCCCCTGCGACACGCGCTTGACCTGCTCGTAATAATACTGTGCGTTATCCGTATCCTCTCCATCACGACTTCCAGTACCGCCAACGGCATAACTCTGTGCTTTGGTTGCACTCGCCGCCGCAGCTTCCGATTCACCTTTGATCTCCTCTGCCTTTTGTGTGGCGATTTCCGCTTTCTCCGCTGCGGTATCAGCTGACTTCCTAGCATCTGCCGCCGCATTCACCGCATCTACCCTTTTACTTTCTACCTCTGCAATCCACTGTTCTTCTGTGCCCTCATATCCGTGCTTTACAGCAAGTGCGTATGCAGATACCGGTCCCAGGTCTACTGTTTTACTCATAATAACGTTACCTCCAATCTTCCTGTATTTGTTAATCTGAAATCAGTTTCCAAGTTGTCCGTTTTGGAAAAAATCAAATGCCCCTTATCATTTATGTCAAAGTCAGCCCACCCGGCTGCTTCGGCTGCCTGTTCTGCTCTGTCTGCTGATACTTCTGCCCTGTCTGCGCATTCTTTCGCAATTGCTGCGCTTGTTTCAGCTCTTGCAGATTCCACCTTGATCTTTGCTAGGTAATTTGGTTCTAAGTGTTTCTCTTCAATACTCCCTTCTTTAACAATGGCTGACACCTTGCCATCCGTTCCAATGATAAAAGCCACTGTGTCCGTATCCAAAAACTCATACTGGGTAATCAGCGCCGATAAATCTATGTACTGCTTCGTGCCATCGATTAGTGTAAGGATGATCTGCTCCGTGGTCGGATCATATGTAAAATTGACTGCAATTTTCTCCATCTGCGTATCAATAGTAATAACTGATCCATTCTTTTTTGTGATTGTAATAATACCAGTTGACTCTTCAAAAGTTACATCAGCCACAAGAGTTGCTACTTCTGTTTTGGTTGCCTTGGTTGTGTCAAGCGTAATCACACGGTCGTCAATGGTATCTGTGGCACTGTCCAGCTTGTTGAGATTCGCTTCATTCAAAGGCGTTGCATCGCTCGGGTAATTCTCCCAGTTGATACGGTTATATGCTTTATTCATGATCCGCACTCTCCTTTTCATTCTTTTCTTTCGCCTTCTCCTGTTCGGCAATGATGTTCCTGTTTGCTTCCGTTTCTACCTGGTGTAAAATATCCTTAAGCACCAAATGTTTTACTTCAATTGGAACATCACTGCTTGCATTGATATAATTGATAATGTCATTTTCAAACTCACGGATTTTTGCATTGACCATTTTCTCATCCTACTTTCCTTTTTAATTCGTCTATATCCTCTTGCTGTAACTGTACCGTAGCTATCAAATCAGCAATCAACTCTGTTTTGTCAAGTGAATAATAGGTATTGCCATCCGAATCTGGATTCTCGGAGCAAATCGCCCAGTCTTCATTACCGACTGCGTTCAATACTTCCTGCGCAATCAGACCGTGTCGGTAATGTCCCGCGGCGTCATAGTTATAAATGAACCTGCACGGTCGCAGCGACTGTATAAGTGCAGCACTTTTTTCTCGGTCAAGGGATTCTATGCCATGCTTTAACCGCCGGTCGGAGTAACTTTCCCATCCATATGATGACAGCCCTGTTCCTGTTGCCAGAATCTTTGCAAAAGATCCTGTGTCTGTATCTTCTACGGATACTTGAGAATACTGAAATATTGCTTTTCTTGAATCAGCAATAGCGCTCATACCATCATTTCCCATGGTTACTTCCGTTCCTTCACGCTTCAAGACAATAAAGTTCTTTGCTTCGACCGCTTCAAGTTGAATGTAACCATCTGTCATCTCGACATTGCCTTTAAGTTCAAGCAAGTCCGCCCGAATTTTAACCCCCTCTGCTGACTGGTTGATTTCCGATATAACACTATCACGCGACACCTTTGATGTTATTCCTGCAGCATTGACCTGAATTGCGGCTGCAAGTTCCCCTTCTTTTTGATTTGCCCGGCTTACCTCCGCGGTAATACTTTCTGAATTCTGGGTTATACGAGATGATAACCCGTCAGTGGTATTCTTTACTTCCGACCGGATTTCTGTGGCTGTCTGTGTAATCTGTGACTGCAAACCCTTTTCCACGTCAACGATTGTCGATTTCGTCTCCTCAATTGAGCGTTCCAGAGTGTTGCTTTTTCCTTTCAGTTGCAATATGCTCCGCTGTATTCCGTTGACCTTACTTGTCCGGTACTCTTCCCCGTCCGCTTCCAGATCATCACGCAAAGCCTGTATGCCTTTCAGCGTGCGCTTTAGGATGTAAGTCTCGATCAGTTCATATTTTGTAGTCAACCGTACCGCATCTCCGACCTCAAGGCATGGATTTCCTTTGCAGTCAGCACTAAATGGTCTGTATATAATTCCTTTTATCTTTGATAACGTTTTTTCTCCAATTTTGTTTAATTCCTTTGTTCCCTTCCCATAAACAAGGAAATTTCCCTCGATCACATAAGTGTTTCCGCCATCACCTACAATTACTCCTATATCATTCTCTTTTTCACGAATTTGCAGTTTGTCAATCGTTCTGACAATATAATCTTCATATTGCGCTGAAATGTACTGGCTTTTACTTATGCTGGTGCTCTTTGGATTTCTAGGGTAAAGATCATCCGACGGGTAAAGATCATTCGCCGGATAAAGCCCCTGTATCTCTTGTGTTAAGTACACATAGCGAAACTTTCCATCGCGCCCGATATTTCCCATACAACCGTTAATTTCAAGTATACAAGACAAAACCTCTTTTCCGCTCATGGCTTCGCCTATCGTGCTTGTCTCTGCGGTATCTGAACTTCCGCCACTTGATGCTGTTACTTCCACAGTCTTTTCAATAATCATTTCATCGTTTACAAGAGATACTTTCTCCTGTTCCACGCCAAAATGATTAAAAAAGCTATCTCTGAATTGTTTGAGCGTTACCGTGCTATCTTTTTTTGGAAGTATCTGATTGTACCAATCAGTAACATCAGATGATAAAATATCATACAAAGCATCGTAAGCTACCACATCCCGGCACGTCCGATCTGCCGTAGGTGTGTCAGAATAAACCTTGTATCTTCCTATTTGGAATGGTTTATCTTTGTGACCATCAAGAGTCATCTTTGCAGTCAACCACTTGCCTTTCATTGGCAAGAATACATTGGACACCGTGAATTTAATCATCCCGGCTTCACATGCCCCGAATGTTAATTCAGATTCCGAACACAAGCTTTCTGTCAATTCAAATTTTTCTTGGTGCAGTTCGGTGTTTGTGATATTGATTTTTCCATCATCAGATACGATGTTTAACTGTTTGTCTACGCTGTCCTTTAAAAACAGGCTTGAATATTGGTAATCAACCATCGTATACACCCCCTATAAATGCAAGTCTTACAGAGTTGTAATGGATTTGACCGCCATACGTTCCGTATATCGTAGGCTGAAAATCTGCCATGTAACCATACTGTGTTACATAATCGTCATACTCCGGTATGTACGCCGTGATATAGCAGGCTCTTCCGGTTGCATTAGTAAACTGCTGACGTATTTTACTTATAATGGTATTAAATTCCGTGTTTGTAAGCATAGCCGGTGTTTCAAACTCAACTTTTAACGCCTTTAATTCCACGGCATTTCTATGTAGATATCCGTTAGCGTCCGTATAATCATCTAAGTCCTGCATATTGACATACGGGCTGTATGTCTCCGGTTTCATAAAAGACATTGGCACTGTGTAATTTCCAATCTTTAACAGCCATCCACTGTACGCCATGCGACCACCTCCAATCAAGTTGTCTTTTCAGATTTACAAATATGAACACCGTTATCATGACTTAAAAATAAGATTTCAGTTTTTCCGTCCGGCAGAATATCCGCCACGACGCAATTATTCGGATTTCCTATTGGTGTGCGACTTTCTGGGCTCTTGCTCCAGTCTATTGGTTTATATTTTTTCATGATTATTCTCCTAAAAATGAGTATAAAAATAGCACCTACCACCAATTTAATAGATGCTGCTTTTCTTTCTTTATCTATTTTGTGATTACTTCAATATTAGGCGCTTTAATCAAAATTTTCTCCGACGTGTGAGTTACTTCCGTGTTCCCATATGTAATCTTGATTTCCTGTTTTTCCATATATACCTCCTATTGAATTTAAAAATGAAAAGAAGCGCATCTCTGTGCTCCCTCTTATATACCCGCTTTCCCCAGCCTTTCCCAATCTGCATCCCTAGTACATTCATCCTTTTTCTTCAATAAGTTTTCGTTCTCTTTTTCCAGTTTTTCTATTTTTATTTCCAATTTCTTTTTCTCTTTTTTCAATGCAATATTCTCTTTTTCCAAATCGTCCGCACGAATAAGCGCGTTTGACTCCCGATTAAAAAGATCAGTATTGTGCGCCTTTAATGCATCTTTTTCTTTATTTAACTCTCTTATTTCCCATTTGTAATTCTTTTTATCTTGCGTCATCTTAATTTTCAATTCTTCTATCGTTTGATGTGCTTTATTCAACTTCTTTTTGCACTCATTTAGTTCTGATTCAGACTCCCTATTCTCCATCGTAATTCTCCACATATTAAATCCAAATTTATATGAAAGTGTAGCCACAATCATTACATATAATTTTATTTATTTCATATGTTTGATCTTTTCTCAAAATCTTTTCCTTTTTATTTACTAAAGTAAACGGTTTAAATGGATTTAGATTTGCAGTGTATCTTGTCTTTGTTTTGCCTGGTACAAATTTCTGCTCCGTATAATGAGAACAATTTTCGCTCCCACATCTTGGACAGTAAACCTCTTTTTTTTCTCCGAATAAAGTATATTTATATATACCATTAAATCCCGTGTTTTGAGATCTTTCAACAGAATTTCTTAAGAATAATTTTCCAACACCTGTAATCTCTGGCTCTTTTGGGCGTTCCCACCCTCTATCATTTTCGTTTTCTTGTTCGTATGATTTATAAAATTTACTTTTCCCCGCAGACATTTCATTGTTTTCGTGTTGTTTTAACGGAAAACCGCAATTGATACACATTTCTGCTTTGTCTGAAATTTCTTTTCCACATTCAGGACATTTAATCAACGCCATGTGTTACCCTCCCGCCACTTGTAATAAAATGATTCTACCACAAGTGGCGGTATTTGTCATTAGAAAATATATGCTTCTCTTCCAGTTCTGTTAAAATAATCTTTTGCATAATTGCGAGCACTTTTTCCGATCTGCTCTGATGTAATCCCAAATTCTTTTTCCAAAATTCCTTGAAGCAACTGATTTTGCTGTCTTAGCAATTCCATTTCCTGTTGCGCCGTACTGTACACTGCATCTCGAATACCTGTAATTTCCTGTCCACCGGCAACCGCTGTTTTCCCTCCAACAGTTCCCAGCATTTCTGCCCGTCCATTTTCTCCCGCCATAAACATACTGTACTGGCTTGGGAATCCTCCGGCGGCAAAAGTAGGAATTTTCCCGAGATTTATACTTCCGGCTCCAACAATCTGCTTTCCAGCAATGTTTACCGCATCCCACGAAAAAGAAAGCTTTGAGTTCATCCAGTTTGCAAATCCGTTCCATATGTGCTTTACAGCGGCTATAGCATTATTCCATGCATTTTTTAATCCATCTGAAATACCACTAAATGTCCACTTGTCTGTTGTAAACTTTGGAGCAACATCTTGATTCCACCACTTATAGAATCCGGTGTTTTCCCACCATCCAGTAAATTCCTCCCACTTTTTAGATAGACCTTTTCTTATGCTTTCTCCAAGATTTTTCCATGTATCTTCTGTAAACCATGGAGAAACTTTCTCGTTCCACCAAACGGCTATACCTGTGTCACTCCACCATGTAGAGAATTCCTCCCATTTAGTCGAAAGACCTTCTTTTATTCCGTTTCCTATTTCAAGCCAATGATCTTTAGTAAACCAAGGCAAAATATTTTCTTGAATGTATTCAGATGCTTCATTCCACTTTTCTTCTATTTTACCTTTTATTTCTCCTATTTCTGTCTGTATTGAAAGCTTTTTTTCTCCCCAATATTCTTTTACATCTTCCCACCATGAAGAAACATCCTCTAAAGTTGTTGTTAATTTATTGCGAACGGGTAGTTCAACATCTAATCCCCACCATTCTTTTACGTCGTCTTTAAACCCAGATATTTTTTCTTTCAAGTTTGGAAGAACAACTTCTGCTCTTAAGTCCACATTATCTAGTCCATTTATTTGTTTCCACTCATCTATCCATGCTTTTAAATCAAAGCTACTTGGAACTTTTAGGCTGTCTGGTACATTATTGTTAAAATCGTTTAGTGCCTTTTGGTATTCATCTAAAGATGCATAATCTTCTTTTTTCGGCATCTTAATGTTTAAGTCAACTCCGTCTGAATAACGATCAAGTATTCCTTTTTGACTCAAAATGCCCCCACCATATGCATTTATCCACTCAAACGGATTTATAAGCTGCTTTAAGCTTTCTTGCAAATATTGTAAAAATCCACCATCCTTATATGCTTTTACTAGATTTTCTGCATCTTTTTTTATACTGTCTTTTCCAATAGTAAAAGTTAACGCCCCAACTGCAACGGAAAGTGAAATCGGAACTACATAAGAAAGAATTGACTTTACTGACTCTTGTCCAAACGCCGCCACAAACTTCTCACTAATCAGTTTTCCTATCGTTTCCTTAAGAATTTTACCTGTAAGAATTTTACCTGCATACTTAAGTGCAAATGCTCCAATAATAAGAGATATTGTCTCAAGATCAATTTCACTCAAAAAATCCGTTACACCATCCCATACTTCTGACCACTTGATATTTCCAATTGCTGTTGTAATAGTGTCATATATTCCATGAACCCATGTATTGATTGTTCTACCAAGTGACGAAAAATCAAACGTTTCAAAGAAGCGATTCACTCCTGCGGCAATGGAATCTCCCAGATTTGTCCAGTCAAATTCTTCTCCAAATGACAAAGCTGTATAAATTGCTGTGTTCAGCGCACTTGCAATCGTCATGCCGACATCTCCGAACAATCTTGGTGTAATAAGCCCATTAAGGAAATCTGCCAGCCCTTTTCCAAAGTTTCTAGCCTTGGAATAAATTCTATCCCAGTCAATAGATTCCATGGCATCTGATAACGCATCGCTGATATATGCCCCAAGTTCACGCAAACTTCTGATCTGACTTTCATAGTCCTTGAAAATGGTATCTACCTGTACCAGCCCACCGGACGCACCACCTCCGGATGCACCACCACCGCCGGAACCACCAGAACCAGATCCGCTTGAATTATCCGGAGTGGTAATCAGATTCAATTCGTCAAAGGCTCTTAAGCCCTTATTCATCTTTTCAACGTTCTTCGCTGCCTGTCCTGTGCTGTCCGCTATATCAGCCGCGCTCCCTGCTGCATCAGACCAATCATCTGCCAAGCCACCGGCAGAAATCTCAAATTTCCATCCGAAGATTGATCCTAACGCATTGGTTACTGTCGTAGCAAAAGCAATAACTTTCTGCATGACTGCATTAAGAGTTCGCACAAACGGTTTAAAAGCGTTAATCAGTGCGCCACCGATAATAGCCGCAAGCTGTTCAAATGACTGCTTAAGGATTCTTACCTGGTTTGCCCATGTGTCTGATGTTCTCGCAAAGTCTCCTTGCGCCGCGGCTGTATTAGCCATAACATACTGATACCGGAGCATGGTCTTTTCTGCCTGCGTCATAGACGAAATGTCGGCATCTAGTCCTTGTTTCATAGCCCACTCTTTAAGAGTAGCCTGTGTGAGGTCAAGACCGTATTTTCTTAAAGGCTCTGTCTCTCCGGTAAATACTGCCTTCAGGTTTCTTGCAACGTCAGACTGTTCCATATCGTAGAAAGAAGCCATATCCGCAGTCAGCTTTGTAAGCTGTAGCGACATGTCAGCCATCTTTCCTTGTGAAAATCCCATGGCTGTACCCATAGCTTGGAATCGGCTTGCCACCTGTTTAGCGGTCAACTCTGACATGCCAAAATCCTGTATGGATGTTTTTGAAAAGTCCTGTATCAGCTTCTCATAATTGCCGAATGTGGTACGTACAACGTTCTCAACCTCTGTCAAAGAAGATGATATGTCGATAGCATCCTTGATCTTTGAAAAAGCACGAAACAACAGCCAGTATGATGCGTACAGCTTTCCCAACGCTGCAGCAAGGCTAAAGCTGTTACTCTTTGCCTTGTTCGCAGATCCACTAAAAATGTTCAAACTTTTTCCGAGAGATGTTGCTGCTCTACCGGATGATGCTCCTGTTTTTGCCAAATTGGCAAGTGCTTCTGTCATCCGGATGATGTTTGCGCTTACGTTAGGTGCTTTCGAAAGCGTCTCAAACAGGTATTTAAGGTTATCTGCAAGCAAAGGTATGTTGTTTACTGCCCTGCCGCTCGCAACGCTTCCTAACCTTGATATGGACGTCACAAGGCTACTCATGTTTGTCATATCAAATTTCAGTTCGCCGATTTTATTCATCTGGCGCACAAAATTCTGTAGTTGCGCTGATATTTGCGGCAAATTGGCTGTTGCCTGTGTAGAATTCGCCAATCCAAGTTTGCTAATGCTTTTAATCAGATTTGACAATCCTGTTGTATCAAAGTTAAGTGACCCTACGCTGTTCATTCCTTTGACAAAATAAGCAAGGTCATCCTTAATTTTAACTAGATTGCTTGTTCCTACAGTAGCCAACGTTCCGCCCATTTTAGACAGTGCCGCTGCCGTATTCATAATTCCACTTGCATCAATCGTTTTTGTATCTTTCATTCCTGCCGCAAGATTTTTCATTGCCGCAGATATACCATAGAAAGATGATGTGTCTACATTTGAGAATTTGCTTAATGCTGTGGCAAGTGATGTAATTTCTTTTGATTTTGCGCCTTTAAACCCTGTTGCCGCGTCAGACATGCTTCTAATTCCAGATGCTATGTTTGAAAGTTTACTGGTATCAAATGATAGACTTTTCCCAAGACTATCCAAACTTGATGCAAGTTTATCAATTGAATCACTCGCTTTTGCAGAATCAGCCTTAATTTTTATCTGTAATTCATCAATATCTGCCATGACCGCACCAACTTTCTACGCATAATAAAAAGACGGTAGGCTGTGACACCTTACCGTCCTTGATTTTTTACTGAATCAAAATTTTCTGCCCTACATAAATTTTGTTTGGGTTCTTGATCCCGTTATCTTTCTGCAATTTTGCAACCGTTACATTGTTTTCTTTTGCGATCTTTGAAAGCGTATCTCCGCGTCGTACCGTATACGTTATCTTTTTATCTTTAGACTGCACAGAAGCATCCGTTGATCGAATATCTCCATCGTTGCACCAGCCTACCGCAACTCCATTCTTTGAAAAGCAATATGGATTGTGCGTGCCCGCCTTGATTCGTGTAATCGTTCCGGAAGCATACTTGATGATCGCATCTCCAATACCAGCCGTGGAAGATTTGTAGTAAGAAGAAACCGTGATTTCCTCTCCAACCTTATGAAGTGTATTTTCTGGCTCCGGCATAACATTTACCGTGTCTACCGCTACATACAGTTCATTCAGATCGACGCATCCGGAAACACCAGCTACAAATCCCTTTGAACTGTACTGCCATCCGTAAAGTTCATGAAGAATATCAGGCTTCTTGTCTTCCGGTGCGTCCGCCGTAATCATCATAGGCGTACTGGACGGGTATCTTGCAACCCAAAACGGGCAATCAATATGCTCAAGATATGGCTTGATATAGCTGTTGTAAAAAGACAGACCCGTGTATACACCAAATTTGCACCCTGCGGCTTCAATGATCTTCTGATATTCATTGATAATAGAGACAATCTTATCGCCAATATTCTGCTGGCACTTATCCTCTACATCCAGCCACACCATCACATTTCTTCCGGCAAGAACTTCGATCACTCTTTGCGCATCGGTCTGTGCCTTTTCTGCGTTAGTTGCGTAGCTGTAATTGTATACACCCTGCACTGGAACGCCAGCTTCTGTTGCTCCTGTCCAGTTTGCTTCAAAATACTTGTCCGGCTGCAAATCTTTTCGGATTACTTTCAAAATGGCAAATTCAACGCCGTTCTCTGCTACTTTTGACCAGTTAATATTTCCATTGTACCCGGAAACATCAATACCTTTAATTTTCATGTGGCACCTCTTCTTTCTTTGGGTGGCTCAACTCATAATTTGATTGCATAATTTTGAGTTTTGCCACAAATAATTCTCTTTGTTTCTGAATTTCCTCTTCTGTCATTTCAGAATCGTTTAACAAACTATGCTCTGTGATAGGCTTGTCTACATACTTTGATTTAGCTTTTTTACCAGCAAGACAATGTTCTACTGCCACCGATACCGCTGACAATCCATATGTTCCAAACCACATCCACATATCATTGTCTTTTTGCTTCTTCTCTAAGTTGTAAACGTCTGCATATGGCTTTAAATCAGCCGGACAAGACGTGTCTATGTCATGCACAGTAAATCCGTACCCCTTTGTAACTAAAAGCCAAAACGGGCGGATTTCCGCGCAATACGTTTCCCATGTAAGCTCTCTCTGTTCTTCTACTTTTTCCTCGGAGTTTTCTTCTCCGCTTCTTTCTGCTCTGCTTTGAGCAGTTTTGATAAAAAACCGTTTTCAAGTAACTCTGTTAAAAGTGCATTGTAAAGTTCCTGAACATCTGCATCTTCTCCGTCAAAGTAATCATCCAGCATGGCATATACTTTTCCAAGCTGCTGTTCCTTTTCTTCTTCATTGTCCGGGTTATAGCCAAGCTCTTCTTTATGGAACTTCTGCGCTCCAACAAGAATTAACTCTGGCAAAAATAAAAGGATTTCGTCAACCGCTTCCATATCTTCCATCTGGTTTAATTTTGCTACTTTCTTGATAATTCCGCTTTTCACGGTTGCTTCATATCCAAACTTAATCTGTAATTCTTTCTCTCCAAATTTTAATTTTGTCATATTCTTTTCCTTTCTCCCTTTTTATAGGGAAAGGGCAGTCCGAAGACCGCCCTATTCTTTTAAACTGTTCCCTCAAGTTCCGATTCGGTTGTCTGATTATCGTCAGCCGATTCAACCGAACTATTCGACTGACGTGTTATTCCCCCGGTGTAAACGCCACAGCCGTGTCCATTCCCTTGTATTCCTCAATGGTAAGGTTCATTTCAACCGTCAAAAGCTCATTCTGACCAATCTCCGGCTGCGGTATCTGCTCCGGTGGCTGCGCAACCACAAAAAACGCATCTGTGAATCCAGGAATAATGGTTTCAAACCACATTCTTTTCCCATCGGTAAGCGCTTTGTACGCCGTGATAAGTGCTTCCCACTCTTCTTTTGTGGCATCTGTGAGGTTTACCGTGATAGGGAATGAACCGCCTGTATCTGCGCGCCCCTTTACATACCTGGTAATTGCATCCTCTAAAGCGGACGCGTCGATCTGTTCCGGCTCAATGTTAATACCGCCAATCGAGTTAATTCTTGTGAGTTGTTTAAACGATGTAGGCTTTGTTCCGGCTGTCGCTTCTGTGCCATAGCCAAACGTAATTCCTAACGTAGACAATCCTGCTGCTGCCATTTTTACCTCTCTTTCTACCGCCAAATAATGCGGTTATCGGGCGCATCTCTTTGCGCCCGGTGCATAAAAAATAGAGCCTTTCGGCTCTTTTACATCAATCTGTCGTTTGCTCCGATTATCCTCCGGAACCTTGCAACGCTTCTAAATTTTTTCTCGCTGTCGTTTTTAAACTCCGGCATTGCTGTAATTTGAAATCGCATCTGCTTAAAGGCATCAGCTAAAATAGCCATAATCCCTTTTGCATCGCTTTGCTTTGTGTTTGTAATGACGTCAACCTGTATTGTTTCCTGCACCGCATTTACGGATGTGCCATCTAAATCTGCCCCACGTTCAAGCCCCGGCATCTCATGGATGTAAATAGTCGGGAAAACAGGGTCTTTATCCAGGTTCTTTTCAACCGTTGTAAATGCAGTGTCAAAATTCATGCTTTTGTATTTCTTCTTGAGTTTTGGTTTGGCTATCGTTACAACATTGGAGAAAATGTTTGTTTCAAGATCAAATACCCACTGGTTGTCTGCCATTATTTAACCACCTCATATGTTTTCTTGAAAATATCCGGCTTGCATGGATATAATTCTCCACTTACACCGCGGATAATATAATCTCCAACAGTAACATGATGGTTTCCTTCAAGCGTCTTAATGTAAAGTTCGCATGGCGGCGCGTCTTCTGAAATCGGATTCTGGTAAAACAAAACGCCTTTTTCAAATGCTTCTGACGCCCATTTCGGCACGTACCAATTACCGTCTTTATCCTTTAAATCACCGTCATACTGAAATGCTTCAATTACTACCGGTTTTTTCCTGTACTTCATTATCCAAACACCTCCTTCGCTGTCTGTGTAACAATCTGCCGCAACTCATTTGCGGTCAGATACATAAATGGTCGGCTTGGCATTCCCTCTGTAAACCACAAATCGCCATTGTCGTCCTGATAAAACCATCCATATCTTCCATCTGAAATCTGATGGATAGTTTTTCCACTTGCGTACTGCCACGAAACACCCTCCGGCAGTTTCCCAGGATAAGGACTTTGCTGTCCCACAATTCCGGTTCCAAACTCAACAAATGCGGCATGGTCTGTACCGGCTATTACCGCCCATATCCCGCCGCCCTTAGTGCTTCCTTCATATTCCGCGTGAACACTAGAAATGAGTTCCGATGTAAATATTGCGTCAAGGTCAGCAATTTGCACTCTGGCAATCTCTACGCCCTTTTCCGCGAGTTTTTCTGCCAATAGCTGGCACTTATATGTCAAGCTGTTTTGATAGGCTCTAAGCTCTCGTATGGCGTTCTGAACAGACTTTTCAGACAGGCTTATTGTGATTACTTTCTTTCCCATTCAGCACCTACTTCACATTTTTTTGCAATAAGAACAAATCAACCGTCAATCCCTCGTCTGCGACACCTTTTACGATGTAATCAGCCGAATTTTCGTCAACGATTGTATTCTCTTCATCTTTGTACCTTACATCTGACCGTTTCCATACCAAAGAGCCGACGCTCAATGGAAGTTTCCCTTTGTCCTCGACAATCTGAACAAAGTTTGTTGAATTGTCAACGCCAAACTCTTTTATAAGTGCTTCACTCAACTTATTGCTGATTGAAGAATAAAAAACCACAGGCTTTTCATAACCTGTTGTATACTCTCCGGTTGTTTTCGGTATTTTGTTTCCATCCTCATCAAGGTAATAAATTACATTTCCATCAGAGTCGGTATATGACGAATATTCGATGTTTCCATCCTCGTCCGTCACATACACCGGAACCTTTCCGCTCTGTAGCGAATAATTCATTTTTTGCTTGTTAATTTCAAGCATTTCACTTCACATCCTTGCCGAACCGCTTCCACAGATCAGAAAGCTTTTCCCATCCATACATCGCGACAAACGCAACAATAAATCCTGCAATAATAGCCGCCAAGATCATATACCATAAAATTGATGTCTGGATGTACTGCATGTATGCCACAAACGCAGCGACCGTGATACCGATGGAAAGGACAAATACCAATATGTCCGTCGGAACCTTAGAAAATACGCCTACGCCTTTGATTACCTGTGTTACCACAGACACAACAAATGCCAGCGCACCAATAATCGCCAGAATAATTGTCATGTTAGCAATTACCGCCTGTATAATATCCATGATTAAACCTCCTTGTCATCATTAAGACGGGTTTCTATTCCGTCAATTCTGTGATGAGCCGATTTCACACTTTCCTCCACCTTTATGATCCTGTTGTCATGAGAATTGATTTCTTTTCGCATCTCGGAAACTTCATTTTTGATCTCGGTCGTGTTGTTTGAAATGGCATCCAACTTCATGTTAATGCGTGTGTTCTCCCTCACGCGTTCTTCAAGATCCGTGTTGTCTGTCCTTTTGTTGCTCTTCAAGCCCATAAAGACGGAAAAACCAAGCGACAGCACGCTTATAATGATTGCTGTTGATATTTCAATCGTCAAATCATATACCGCCTTTCATTTTTTATGGCACACCGCCCACCACCGCTCAATGTGTGCCGCCTGCTACGTTTTGTCGACGCCGGCAAAACGTAACGCACAATCTTCTTTTATTAATGCCCTATAGGCGATGTTAAATTGCTTTTACAAACGGAAATACACCGACAAACAGGCTTTCCCTGTCTTTCCAGCTACGGCTTACGCCGTTTTCTGAATAACTTGCCATATAGGCTTCTCCCGCCTGTGAATGGTCGTACACGGATAAATTGACGATTACATCCTCAAACTGTTTCAAGTCTTCGGATATTTTTTCATCCGTGTAGCTTTCCGGGTAATTCCGCTTGCTTGCCACTTCATTTCTTGCCTGCTTGATAATCTGTTCGATGTAAGGGTTATCTTCTTTTTGGTCGAACACGACAACATCAGAAGTAACACCATCTTCATCCGTGACTGTTTCGATATGAAATTGTTTCAGTCTGATTTTGACCTGCTCTAATGTTGTATATTCGTCCATTCTTCCCCACCTATAATCCGAACTGCTCGATCAAAATGCGTTTCAGTTCTGATCCGCTGATTTCTTCTGCGCCCTCGATTCCATGTTCAGCGGCAAGTGCCTGCAAATCAGCAGTGCTCATTCTGTTAATTTCTGTCTTGGTGTACCCGCCGGAAGATTTCTCTCCCGGAACAATGTTCGGGATTTCATCTCCTGCTTTGTACCACTTTCCATTTCGCTTTACCGTGTATTCAGAAACCATACCGCACCTCCTACGCAACTTTCATGACAACAACGCTGTCCATACCCTCAAAAGTAGGTAATCCGATCATTGACACAACGCAATGAGTGTTGATCGGATGATTTGTTGCGTATGTATATACCGAAATACCGGTTTCTACAATAGAAAGGTTTCCGTCTGTTAAACTTCCGCTTCTCTCTTCCGGTGTCTTTCCAAAGACATAATCTCCAAGGTACACGCCGGATGCCTGCGCTGAAATAACTCCTGTAGGAATAAAATATTTTGTAGCACCGTCTGCAGGGTCTATGTAAAGTTTATCGTAAACTTCAATCTCGATGCCGTATCCTCTAAGATACTCTGTAACCTGCCCCTGCTGTAAGCGAATACCGCCATTGTAAGCAGTAATTCCAAGCACCTGTTTCTTTGTGTCCTCCGCCTTAAGGACCATTTCCCATGTTTCTGTATTCATGCTAAAACGTGCAAGGGAATATCCGGTTTTCTTTGCAAACTCACGTTTAATCTCGATAAGGTCGTCAAGTGGCGTTGCTGTTTCTGGTGCAGACCATTTATCGGTATCGCTTCCGGAAATATCCTTGTAATGGTCTCTCTTGTGCGCCGCTCCATTGTCCGAAGTATAATCCACGTAGTAGCTCTTTCCGCCAATTGTTACCTGTACTCTTGGAATACCATCAGATGGTGCTAATAACTGCCAAATCTGGCGTTCCGGCACTACTCTTGCCCCCTCAATAAGCATCATCGGTTTTTTGCTGATTTCTCTAAGCACCTGGTTTGCCATGTTGGAATTTTCTGCCGACTGGTAATTTGCATACTCCTGCTCTTCACGCTCTGTTACCATGTAAGATTCACGGTAGAAAGGCATCTCGTTCTGAATGTCAGAAAATCCACCGACGTCTCTTAGCTCTGCCTGCGCATCAAAATTGGATGCCTTTAAGGATACTGGAAGACCGTTTTTCCCTTTGATAAATCTAAGCTCAAGGCTGTCCTGTTTTCTGGTTCCAAATTTCTGTCTACCTAAGTAAGGCGCAGAACCAAGCGTTTTTTCATAATTATTCCACATAACCCCAAGGCTTCTTGCGGTAAATGCTTCTGATAATGGTAATGCCATTCTCTAATACCTCCATTTCTTAATCAAAAAAAGTGACACGCGGTGTTGCTGCTTTTGCAGTTGCTTCCACGGTCACTCCGTTCGCTGTTACCTTTGCGTTGTCAATAGAACCCTGATATACATAAGTTCCAGGCGCATCTCCCATTGTTACGTCAACATCTTCCAGAAGATACCCTTTGCAAGATTCGTCATTGCTTGGGAACGGTGTCCCTGCCTTTGCAATCTTCTTTCCGTTTGCATCGGCACTTGGCACCATTGTCTGCGGAACGATGCACGCCGCACCCTCATAAGGAAAGAATTTTAAAATTCCTTTACTCTGTGTAAAGTCTCTTTCAATCGGTTTTCCCATAATTTACCTCCTATAAAACATAATGGTCTTTGGCTTCTGCATTTTTTGCCGGTTCGCCAAAGCTGATACTTTCGGCATTTTCAACATCTGCCGTTTTTTTATTCTCTCCACCTGCAGTACCGCCGCCCGGATTTTCAGAATTTTTTGCGATCTCCTGTTCCTTTGCCTGCGCTGCTGCGGTTTCCTTTTCGGATGTAATCTTTCCAAGAGCGTCATAATCAAGGCTTCCATCATCTTTGACGACAGATTTTGCCTGCTCTGCATTGATTTTTAACTTTTCCATCAAAGCTTCGCGCTGATCTCTGATGGCGTTTTTTTTCTGCATATTTGCAATCTGCCGATTTACTGTCTCTAACGCCTTGTTTGCTTTTTCAAGTTCCGTGAGGTTTCCTGCTCCCATTTTATCCAGCTTTTTCTGCAACTCATCTGCGCTGTCTGCCTTTGCCTTAAGCTCTGCTGCTTTTGCCTGTTCTCTCTGTACGGCACTGCCGTAATCAGCAATGATTTTCTCAACATTTTCCTCACTGATACCCATTGCAATTAACTCTTCTCTTTTCATTGATTACCTCCGATATGTCTTTACGAATTTTTGCGGTGCAACGACACCGAATGACACTGTTGTTTTTTACGCTCACAACTTTGCGAATTTTTATAAAATAAAAACAGCCGACGATTACTCGGTAGCTGTCTTATTTCCAATAATTATTATTTTGTTTTGTGCCACTTATCAGCACCTACGGGTGTTTCTATTGTTTTTTCTATTGTCCACCCTCGTCCCAATCTTGAATATAATATTTTAGGGTCAATTTTTAAATATCTTGCCCATTCTGAAACCGTCTTTGTATCTCCTTTGTATGTTAAATACTTTTTCCCTGTATTTAATGTTTTTCTAACTTTGGTAGTCAACGCTTTTTCTGCTGAATACCCTTTGCTTATTCTCCATCGAATAGTCGATTCTGCAATTCCTAATTCATCCGACCATTCTTGTAAACTTTTTCTTTTTCCTTGATATTCAAGAAAAACTGTATTTGTTTTATTATTTGCTTGAACCTTTGCGTTTACAAATCTACAATTATTTGGTTCATAGTCGCCATCAACATTTATTCTGTCAATGTTCTGTTCTTTTTGGTGTTTATTTTCGTCAAATCCATTGGCATATGCCCATTCAGCAAAACTCTTTACACCATTTTCCCCTAGCCATTCATCGCATACTTTAATACCTCTTCCGCCATACTTTTCATATTTGTTATCATTTTTGTTATAACACCTTGCTTTCATGCTTTCCCAAGTTTTATATACTCTTGTCCCTGTTAATCCATGAGTATAATTTTTTCCTTTTACTTTATCTGTCATATTATCATCTCCTTTGTTTTTATTATATCATAGTTGCTAGTAACTTGCAAGCAACTTGACAATTATCTTTTAGCAATTTATAATGTATAAAAGTGAGGTGATAATATGTCTCAAGGACAAATTTCTAAAAATAAGGTTAAAACTACCATTGTTATGGAGAAGGAACTTAAATCCTCTCTTGAACTTATTGCAAAAGAAGATATGCGTTCTCTTAATAACCTTATGGTAAGCATTTTAAATGATTATGTGAAATCAAGAGCAAACAAAAACTAAACTGTCGGCTTTTGATTTTTTATATTTTTCTTTTCTTCATTTACCATATCTATTGTTTTATATAAAGCATCAAAATATGGCTGTGATTGTAAAGATACCTTTTCGGCATCTCCCCATAATCCACAAGTTGCAACTGCTATTCTTGGATTTATTCCAGATTGCAGCATTTGTGCAAGTGCCTGTGTTTTTGTGTAAAGGTTATCTAATGGGCTATGGTTAATTTGAACATCAAAGTCTCTTGGAGATATTTTCAAGTCATTTCCAGTTACCCTTAAAATATTTAATATTATTATTGCCAGTCTTTTCTCTGCTGACTTGATAATAGGGTCTTTTTGTTTTGCCCTAGTCTTTGAGAAATCCCACCCAGCTCTTAAGGATACGGCACCTTGTGTATCTCCTCCAGAGTTTTGAGACTCTCTGTTTGGTATTGCTAGTATTGCTTGTAAATTATCAAGCAGATCATCCTTTGCCACCTGACACTGACTCTGGTTAAGTTCCTGCGTCATAATCTCAACATCGGCTTTGTTATCCTTATTGTTAGACTTTACAGTCAAAGCATGGCTCATTTTCATCTCTTCAAACGTCTTATTGTCTATTTCACAGTTTACAAACTTAACCCAGTATTGAACAAACTGCTCAATTCCATCCATTCTGTTCGACTGCATGTTGTTTATGGCATCCAGAAGCCCTATGACAAGTTCAATGTCCGATATTCTTTCATGGTTGTTTGGGAACTCAACAATAGGAATGCTTCCAAATGCATGCAATTTCCATTCAGAAGCTACTCCATTTTGAATTTTGCATGAATAATTGTCTGTATAGCACAGTTTGTACCATCTTCCATCCTCGTCTTTAAGTTCTTGTACTGCAAGAACCGGTTCTTCCGTGCTCCGATTATAAATAACACACGTATTCATCGGAGTAGGAGCAACAATCTGAAATGGTATTTCTCCATTTGAAAATCTTACCGCCTTAAAAGATGTTCCGGTTGCTGACTGCCATTCACCAGCTTTAATGTCCTTTTCCTGTTTATTCGCATCCACAAGGTAATCATTCAGCTCATCTACTGCATGATTGATCGCATCATCATCTTTTCGACTGATGAACTGAATTGGCTCACCGTATGTCTGACCTACCTTGAACTGAACAATCTCATACGCATGATTTTCTACTATTTTGTTTGTAATATCAGCATTTTGTACCTTTAATCGGTATAAAATCGGCTGATCTCCTTTGTAATACCGCCATAGGTATTCTATGATGGTTTTGTTGTAATAATAATTACCGATGCAGTCTCCCACCACCTTGACAATATTGTCTGCTGTGATGGTTTCAACATCAGTATATAAAATTTTTCGCCCATAACAGCCCTTAACAAGATCTTGGAGAGATTTATTATTCATAATTGGCTCCTAACTAAACGTCATCCCACTGGATGTTGACCGGATTGGAAGAGATTTTAATTCTGTTTTTCCATTTTCCGGATAAAATACCACTTTTTTGTGACATTTCCTACATTCCACAGAAATGTTCATTGTTGAACGCCCATCGTGTGTGGCAACTTTTCTTCCGCAACGCGGGCAATATATTGTTTTTGGTGTATATACCATAAAGTCCTCTTTTCTTTGCAAAAGAAAAAGCACCGGAGATTTCTCTACGATGCTTTTCTAAATTGGGGGAGGTGAAGTATTCAACTTTTGTTGCTTTCTTCGATTATAACTATATCATTTTTTCAATATGACATTCTATGACATTTTACAAATAAGTTGCTCCATATTTTTGCTCAAATTTTTTTAATGCAATTCCATGAAGCCTTATTGTCTGTCTCCATGAGTAATTCATTTCGGTTGCAATAACCTCAAATGTCTTTTTTTCTATGTACTTTGAAAACAACACATTATAGACATTCTCATCTTCCATGCTGTCTATCTGACTGACAATCTGATCTCTTTTAATAATATAATCATCAACCAGTGCATCGATCTTCCTTTCCATTTCATCAATCTTTGCCTGCTTCGCGCCTATCCTGTCAAAATTTGGAGTTGTCATTACTCTTTCTTCATTTGTAATTGACGATATGCTGCATGCCAGTTCTTTAAGTTGTGCCAGCTCTATTAGCTTATTATTTATCATCCGGTTAAGCCTGCTTATTTGGTTTAGATAGTCCTTTGTTGTCATATCAATACCTCCTAAACGGATTTACTGCCGCTTCTACTTTGGATACGTTATTTCCATTTGTCACTCTAAGCGCAAAGTTTGAAAATACATCCGGCACATCATCCAATTGCTTTTTACCGGACACTGAATATCTCTTGAGAAGAGACATCATTACTCCATATGGCTCATTTGGCTTATATAGTGATGAGTCTTTAAATATAACATTCTGTAATATCCAGTTAGAGCACTGGAAAATCCTTGCTTCCTTGTTTGTCTCCGTCGGTGTGTCAGTAATGTTACATATCCATCCTTTTTTTTCGACACGCTTGTTTACTTCCATTGCGACACGGTCTCCGCCGGCGTTTCTCTCAAATTCACATTCCTGAACTTTATTGTTTGCCAGAACGTTTGCTGCATTTTCATACTGCATCTCATAATCTGCGGTGTTATCGCAAACACAATCTACACAGTAGTAATCCTCTCCGTATTTTTGCAATACCGGCAAAACAAAGTAATCCGTTCCTTTTCCCTTTGTATCGCACTGACCGGTTACAATCTCTGGCTCTCCATGTGGCAAATTAAGATACCGGCGTATTTTATCTTCCGGAAACAGCAATCCCTCTCGCTCAATCGGCTCCTGTTTGTAGAGACAGCGATATGATATGTCGTCCATCAATAATTGTTGGTCTTCAAAAAACTCTTTTGTAAAACCGGAGAACTCATATTCAAAGTTGCTTTCTCCTGTAACTGGGTCTACATCCGGTACCGCAATAACCTTTACTCTCGGATTGCCCTCGTACATATTCTGGATGCGCCCTATGACGTCGTGTACGCTCCATCTTGTGGCAATATGTATTTCCTTGCAGTTCTTACCGTCCGTGTCCCGTATCTTTCTCTGGCGGGCATCTACGGCATATTTATCCCACAATTTATCAAGGATAATGGGATTCATTGCTTCTTCAATTCCGCCTATCATATCGTCAACCAGTAAGAACTTAGAAGCCCTTACTTTACCTGCATTCTTACTACCAACAGACGTACATTGTACGGATGGAAACGACTTGTACTTCCCGACATTAAACTGCTCCATCTTCGCATTTGTGCTCGTCACGGAAAGATCCGGGAAAATTTCATTCCATGTATACTCTTCCGCGTTTGTAACGATATCGTACACGCCGTCGTAATACATTCTGGTAATATCTCCGCTGTGCGAATAAAAAAGGCTGAAATCTCTCGGAAACCATCCGGCAACAAGTGCGTGAAACATTTTTTCTACCGTTGTTTTTCCTGCTCCCGGAACAAGGGATACGCACAGGATGTCATATCTATCATCAATCATGCCTTGTAAAGCCTGTGTAAGCCCTATTTTGAGAAATTGCTTTCTTCTTGGCATATAAAACCGTTCTTTAGGATCTCTTTTCTTTTCCAAATACTGGAAAGCACTATCCACAACTTTGTTTTGCGCTTCCAAAAGCAAAATCCCGTAATATTTGTCCAGAATTTCATAAGATACCTTGTTTTGGAATGAATATTTCTCTAAATCCCATGGTGTGCCACCTGTAGATTGAAAGATAAACTGCTCCGTCAGTTCTTTCGCTCTGGCAGAAACCTTTAATCCATACTCAACATCCTTTTCCGTCAGAATGGCTACCCTTGCCGCTTCTGCCATGGCATCCATAACCTGTTCATCAACGCCATGCACCTGTATGTAATTTTCATATCCATTTACTGTGGAAATTAGGCTTGAACTTGCCAAAAGAAAAGCACCTCCGCAAAAAAGCAGAAGTGCCTTAAGACCTCTGCCTATAACTGTTTTAGGGTAGCGACTAACTCCATTTGTTAGCCGGTAATTGTTTTTATTCGTTTGCTTTGAAATTGTAAATCGGTTTTATAATGTCAACTATTTCAACAGTGTCTTTTATATTTCCAATTATTTCATCCATTGTTTTATATGCCATAGGGCTTTCATCAATCGTAGATGTATTTACAGATGTTGTAAATATTCCATCCATTGCTTTTTGATACTCTTCTAGCAAAATGCTTTCTTTTGCCTTTGATCTGCTCATTGTTCGCCCTGCTCCATGCGGTGCTGAATAATTCCAATCTTCATTTCCCTTGCCAATTCCCAAAATGCAGCCGTCGCGCATGTTTATTGGTATTAATACTTTTTCCCCTGTTTTTGCAGAAATAGCGCCTTTACGAACAATATTTGTATCGTATTCAATGTAGTTGTGAATTGTTTGAAATCGTTCCGTTTCTTTTGTAACTTCCCAACACATATAGTAACAAATAGTGCTCTGAATGATTCTTCTGTTAATTTTCGCAAACTCTTGACATAATTTCATATCGTGCAAATACATTTCTCTATGTTTTCCAACAAGATATGATAACTCTCTAGGAATTTTGGTTGTATTTGTTTTGTAGGACTGCTTTAATTCTTTGATAGCCTTGCTGATTTCTCTTTCTCTTTTACATTTTTTGTATTCAGCAATCAATTTCTCGCTATCTTGTTTAAAGTTTGATTTTCCCGAAATATCGTCAATCGCCATTTGCTGATATATTTCTGCAACTTGCTTTCCGATATTCCTACTTCCCGAATGAATAATAAGATATTTATTATTCTTGCTATCGTTATCAACTTCGATAAAATGATTGCCGCCTCCCAACGTGCCGCAACTCCTTTTCAGCCAATCTATATTTTTCAACTGTTCCTTGCAATGCAATTTTTCAATAATATCGCTTGCGACAGACGAGTTTTCTTCTTCATGGACTTTTCTACCACTTGGAACATATTCTCTAATGATGTTATCTAATCTCTCAAAATCAATATCAATATTCCCCAAGTTTGTAGTAAGCATCCCACAACCTATGTCAACTCCAACAATGTTCGGTATTACTTTTTCTCCTAAATCAGCAGTAAACCCGATAACACACCCTGCTCCTGCATGAACATCTGGCATAATTCTTATCTTGCAATCCGAAAATGCTGGCTGTTTTGCAAGCGTATATATTTGATTTAATGCTTCCGGTTCTATATTTTCTGTAAATATTTTCAAATCAGCCATGGTATGTCCCCCTTTCCGCTGATAATCAGCTTAAATATTTGCTGAGCAGTGTTCTACCTCAAATTCATTATTTTCGACGCTATAAATTTGAACTCCATTCTTGTCCGTCTTGTATCTATCAAACACGCACGAAATATTTATGCCATTTCCAACATATCCAACGCTGTCCGCATGGAAGTCTATGTTGTATACCTTTTTCTGCCATTTCCCGTTGGCATAGATTTTTGTAAAGCCACCTTTTCTAGTTTTGATTATAATTTTTGAACGTGTTTTTTTTCATTTCCAATACACCTTGAACCCTTTCGCCGTATAATTACCAACTGCCTGTTTCAGCTCTTCCTTGCTTTTATATTCCTCTCGAATCATGATTGCTACCTTGTTCTTTTCCACAGCGTATATGCCGCAGGTAACAGCGTTGCTCGCCGTATCAAGAACTGCTTTGTACTGTTTGCTGTTCATCTCGTATGTGCTGTTATTGATATTTACAATCATTTTTCATAAACCTTTCAAAATCTTCCATGCATTTATAGCACAAGTCGTATGTGACATTTAAAATACCATTTTTTGTAATCGAATTTCCGCACAATATTTCTTTTTTAATTTCTGCACCACACCTGTCGCAAGTGTGCCATTCTTTGCTATGCTTCATCGTGAATATCCTCCCAAACTCTGCAAAATTCCTTGAATGTTTTCTTGTCCATCAGCGAAGCTATTTCATGCAAGTTTACAATGTTAATTTCTACATCTTGCTCATATTGCACATCGGCAATAAGGTTTATATTGACCATTGGAAGGCTTCCAGCATAATGTTCTATTTTATACGAACTGCATAAGCACTGTTCGCCATCAACTGTAACTTTAGCACATGCCTGGTGTCCTTCTATTGGTTCTACTTTGAATTTATGTATATTACTCATTCTTCCACCAACTTTCTGCCGCAGATAGGGCAAAATGCAATATCAAAGTATCCTTTCGCCATACAGTAGTTTGAATAAATCACAATCCCTGGGACTTTGTCCCCTGTATTCATCATAATTTGTGCATTTGTCAAATTCGTTTCATTTGCACACTTCTGAATGGGAATATTAGCGCCGAATATTCTGTTATTATCGTAATTCTTGCAAAATTTACACATTTCAATTACTTCCTCATAAACCTATGTTCACAATCTTCCAAAGTTGTTACTTCTATCATTTCCGGTTCATTTTCCGTCACACATCAACGCCAGATTTTTTTCTATCAAACGCCGTACACAGGATTTGAACCTGCAAGCCTTTTACAGCCAACGGTTTTCAAGACCGCTCCCTCACCACCCGGACATACGGCAAATATAGCAGTATGGTGGAACTGCTATATCCGAAATTGCTTTTGCCACCACTTTGTACAATTTCACACGGACTTTCTACCGCTTACGGCAAGGTTCACCCCTGTCGTAAGTTAGCGCAGTGTGTAGGACTCGAACCTACAAGGCGAATAAACGCCCGACCGGATAGCAACCGGCTCCAATTCCATTATGGGAACACTGCATCTTGATGGTGCGATTTCTTAAACAACCCATCCATTACAACTGTCTACCACGCACCTGCCAAACAGTGTTTTTAGGGAGTTGAGTGAAATGGGGAAGAGAGGAATTGAACCTCCAATGTTTACCACTTGGGAACTGATTTACAGTCAGCCGCAACACCGCCAATCGTTGCCGCTTCCCCGAAATGCGCGGACACCTCACTCCATATCTCTGTACGCGACCGCGCTACGCATACAGTATCAGATCAGCTCGGCACCATCGGAACGGAAGGATTCGAACCTTCAATCCGGCTCTCGTTGTTGTTTTCCGTGTACACGCCACTTTTACCAATTAAGCTACGTTCCGAAACCGCCATCAGACGGTTAGCAATCATGTTTTTCGTGCCATGCGTTGCACTATCCTGTGCGATATCACGGGAAATAGGTGGGTGAGGATTTGAACCTCACATGAGCCGTGCACTGCTCGCATTGGAGGGAATCGAACCCATAGGGCTCCAACCATAAGTTTTTAATCTTCGCCCTGTCTACTGCCCATCTGCGTGTCTACCCATTCCACCACCACCTAATTGTATTTTTGACAGCTCAGGCACCGTGGGATAGATGCCCGAACTATCAATAGGAATCCGCCTGTATTGCTCGTCAGCAAATTACGGGACAACCATCATCCAACACCAAGCGGTCTTCCGCCTTGCCGTACTTCGCGGCAAACGCCACCGGACGGTCTCGCACCGTCCTTAACAGAAACGTCCTAGTGGCGAAAGGAGAAATACGAACTTTTCGTATTCCGAGATAAGCTTTACACTTATCTCTCAATCGGAACGGCAGGACTTGAACCTGCGACCGCTCGGATATAAGCCGAGTGCTCTACCATCTGCGCTACGTTCCGTCACAGCGCGCATAGCGCGCCGTTTATGATAGTATTTTTGATCTTTTTATTTTGCCGACGTCCACTAACACCGAATAATTGCTTACGCCGAGTTTTTTCTTGCAAAAACCGAATGCCAGTGGACTTAAGCTATACTGGATGCTCCGACTTCTCAGACTGGTGCTCAGCGTCACTGTCAAGATCCAGAACGTCGGTTTCTCCCGTATGTTTTTTTCTGCTTATATGTATTCTTCCGACCGTAGTTAAAATTTCCGGCAGGAAGCGAATACCAAATATCGGGTCATACAAAACCATATCATCATCTCCACATTGCAAATATATTGACAAGAAACAATGTAATAAGTGATCCCCAGACTGCCACAGCGTCCTTTTCGTTGCTGCTATCTCTTCCAAGCAAGAAAAACGTCAAAATCGCAAGGGCATCAAATGTTGTTATGACTGTTTTTAAAATCAACATGATTTACCTCCATTTTCAAAACTGCCCGTACCGGACTCGAACCGATAAATGCTGTGATCAAAACCAAGTTGCCTTGCCATTTGGCGAACGAGCAATGCAAGCAATCTATTTCTCCGGCATATAGTAAACAAGGTTATCAAATACTGTTATTGCCATCCTTGGATCATCCATCTTGACGCATCTAATCGGTGTATTTTGTGATGCTGCAACTAATGCAGAAACTTGTTTCTCGTCCATATTTGTGCAAACTACCTGTACAGGCGCATATGCTTTATGCATGTCCATAAATACTTCTGCTGCTCGTTCTGGTGTAGCATATTTCCCAATAACAAAAGTTCTTCCATCAAAAGTAGCGCTTATGCATTCATAGCTTGTTCTAAATTCGGTCCGGTCAAAATCATATGAAGCATCTTTTTTTCTGTGACACAACCCTCATTCATCTTCCTCCGATCCATCCCAATCCGGACAAGAAAACTCTTTTTCTACATAATCTCCGACATATTCGCTCTCATTGTTTGTGCAAAAGTAATCTCCATTCTGCTCTTCACAATAATCGCAATTAAAACACATTTCTAACATTTTATTTGCTGCCTTTTGGAATCTTTTTGAATTTTATTATCGAGTGTAATTTTTGAAATTTATCTGATGTGAATTTGATTTGATTGTCTTTGATGTGATTATCGATAAAGTATTATCGCATTATACCATGTGTTATATCCGATTCTATTTGTGCCGTGATTTTAAGTGGTCTCATATAGTCCCTCCATGATAGACAGGCCTTTTTGTTTTTGAGGATATTTGAGTGACTTAGTAGGCAGCTCCTTCTGGGCTTTTGCAACCCCCTCCCCCTCCTGCTGGCTGCTTCTTCCGGCGTTTGTCTTTTCTTTAAATTGTTCTAATTGTTCGTGCAATTCTCTGTTTGCGTTCTAACTATTCGTTAAACCTAAGTTTCTTAAACTGTTTAAACGAAATCATGCGGCGTAAGGCGCTTAAATACTGGGGTTTAAATTGTTTGAATTGTCTATTGCGTTTTTCCCGCTGTTTTCAATCCGAATTGTCGGAGTTGTTTGGCAATCCTGCACAATTTGAACCATCCAAACGAGGAAGTTCTGCCGCTGTTGCGACCCTTCTGACTGACGTCTGATCTCTTACTCCAGGCATGTTAAACCCACAGTACTTGTTAAGCGATGGCATGTAACACATTGGGTTATTTTTCCCAGAGGTCTGTAACCCAACAAGGCTTTCCTCTCTCATTTCGTCAATCTTTTTGCAAATGTCGGAATGCTCTGAACTTAGTGCCTTATGGCTCCAATCGTTTAGTGTGTCCCTGTGTATGCCTGTGAAAAAAGTGAATCCAACAATATTTATCACCTTTTCATAATCATTGCACAGATTGACATATAAGTCTAATATATCATTTACTTTTTTACTGTCATAATAATTTAAAGCATTATCCTGCATAAGATATACAGGATTAACTTTAAACACATGTTCGCACACATACTGGCAGCAGTTATACCACCTATTTTGTGATACCTTGCACATATCCGTTATATTTCTGTCATCCATCCAGAGGTGTATATATTTGTCAATGTCATCTTTGTATATCTCGTCTATATCTACTCTTTCCGCTCTCTGTGCATCTGGCATATATATACCTCCTTTCTGGACCATAAAAATAAACCGATACAATCGAGATCATCAAGATCTTAACTGTATCGGCTGCATGACTTCCGTTTCCGTTCTCCGGGTCCTGTGCGCTCTCTGTTGCCCGGATGCTTTTTAATTTACGATAACAATATCATTTGTGCATACCCTTGTCAAGTATAAATTTAAACTACTGGGTATATCGCATATATATATCCGCGCGTGTTAAAATATATAGTTTATGATTTTTTGTACTGTTGATATATATTATATATTATTTACTCCTTGATTAAAAAAATAATGTATTGGAGAGAATATACTAATCTAATCTTATCTACGTTTCCATCCCGTATCCATTCTGTATACAAAATTTACCACTTTAAAGCATAAACGTTAAAATAAATCAAAAAAGAGAGATAGAAAATATCTCCATTTATTACCAGATTATTAACTTTTATTTTGTCTGTCTGGCGCTATATCTGTGACGTCGTCTCCTGTCGGGACAACCGTCCAACCCTTGTATGTGTACCCTGGGCGCTGATCCGGCGGAAGTTTTCCCATGACGCACCGTTTAACCCTGCTTAATCCTGATGTTATGCTCCGAAATTGCGCGCTATCCGGGGCACAATCAAATAGCTCCTCGCAGTTTTCCCTTAGCCAAAAATTTAATGATCTAAAACAATAATGTTTGCCGTCTGGGGATATAAGGTGCCAGTTTTTTGCATTTACATTTGTTTCGTATCGCCCACTATTAGGGCTTTTTTTTGCTGCCGGCGTGCCTTTTTGTAGGTTGTTAGTCAGACCTTTTCCTCTTAACTTTTCTTTCGACGCCTCGCTCCACTTGTTCCGCTTGCCTTTGTGTGTCCGGCTTGCCCTTATTGATCTACAATCCGGAGAGCACGTAACCTTTTTGTCGCTTGGGGAGCACTTAAATTCTTTGCCGCATATCACGCATTTTTTAATCATAAAAATCTCCTTTGCAAGCAAATACAGGCAGACCTAACGCCTGCCTGTTAATAATTGCATTATGTCCTAATACTGCGGGTTTTCTTTTGCTAACTCCCAAGCCTCGCCAAACTTCTCTTCGTGCCGCTTCGCGTACTCGTCAAAAAACTCCTGCTCCGAGCACGGCGCCAGCTCTCGGTGGATTTCCTCGCGCAAATCGTCGTCTGTCAACTGCATCGCGGCGTTAAAATCTATTAAAACTCCGTAGCTGTTCAAAACTTTCCCGAAAAACTCCTCTAAAAACTCATTTACATCATCCAGATCGCCAAGCTCTACTTTTTCGCTTTTGGGGTTGTCGCTGTAATAAAAAGTGGCGCCGTCTTCCCAAAAAGTAAAGCTGCTGTTGCTGTAAACTTCCATTGCCTTTTCTGTTAATTCTCCATTTGTAAACTCATGCTTTTTCATCATAATTAATTCTCCTTTGCTTTATCTTGTTTATTGTTACTGGGCGGCTTTTGCGCTGCCCTTTCTGGCTTTCGCCTATTGCCTTTCGACAATATTATAATACACCTTTGTGTATTGTTTGTCAATACATCAAATACATTTTTGTGTATTTATTTTATATACTCTAAAATATCACACGGTTGACAATTCAGTCGATCGCATAAATACATGATCGTATCAACACTGACATTTTGATTTTTTACAAGACGATTAACCAGTGTTGGGGATAAATTAAACTTCTCCTTATCTTTCAAGTCTGTTTTTTTAATCCCTCTTCTTTCCAGTGTCTCCCATAATCTTCTATATGAAATAGACCCGCTATAAACGTTCTTTCTTTTTTCTACTGTCTCCGTCATATGGTGTACTCCTTTCAAATGAATAATACATCATTGTGTATTCATTGTCAATCTTTATTGTTTTGTACATCTTTGTGTATTTTGCATATTATGTTAGTACATCTTTGTGTATTTTGCATATTGATTAAAAGTACATCTTTGTGTATTATAATACCAACAGGAAATCAAAAATATTATCCAAGGAGGAGATCTTATGAATGAATTAAATTGGTTAGTGGTTGTCAGAACCAAAGCATCAAAATTTGAACCGGAATACAAGAATGTTGTGGCTGCTTTTAACTCGCTTGTGCTTGCAGAAGATTTTATAAATTTAGTTATCCCAGAAGCAACAAGAAAGCGTTTTTATATCGAGCATAGATAAAAAAGCCGAAACGGTCAGAAATGACCGTCAGCTGCGGACCGGTCGCCGCGGCTACACGTCCGACAAAAAAAGAGCTGCCGCAGAACTTACAATTGAAATTTTCCGCAGAATTTGCGAATAGTCGAAACCGCCCGCGCGGCGGTCTGCAGGAACTGCCCCACCTGCACCGATGAGACAGGGCGCACACTGAAAGGATGGTTGATATTATGGAATTTATGGAGAAATTGCAGAAACAAAAAGACGATGCGAAAGCCGCTTATATTAAAGCCCGGGACGAATGGGCGGAAACCAGAACCGCCGAAAACATCAAAGGGGATCCCGAAAAGTGGCGCGCCCTTTGTGATCGGAAAATGGATTGTATGCGGTTGGGTGTTATCATTTAAGCAAGTGCAGGCGGTGCAATGTTCCGGGGGCAATTCCCCCGGCTTGCTTTTACCCGGAATAACCGGAAAGTTTTAGAATAGGGGGGGAAAAAAACTATTATGTTGACAAAAAAACAAATTTTAAAAGATTTACCTTACAAAACGATTCCAGCGTGTGAAGTGGCTTATAAAAACCTTTTCAAAAACGTTTTTGAATTTGAAGGAATCGACGCGGAAGAGCTGGAGAAAATAAAGGCGTGCATTACGATGATTTTTTTCTCAATGAGACATGACAGCGAAAATCAGATTTCGCGCACTTTGAAAACTCCGGCGCGGATATCGTCATTTTATTCTTATAAGGCCGGAAATTACGAAAAAATGTATGATTTTTTAACAAATTAAGCCGGGGCTTTCCCGGCTTTTTTACGATTTGACATTTTAAAAACTAAGGTGTATTATTAAAAATAATCATCTGGGGGGTTTATGTATGGCATTTCTAAATAAAGGCGGTAAACGGCTTTCAAGCTCCAGCCGGGCGAGAGCGTGAAGCGCATGACAGCTACGGCATTATTAGCACTTTATAAGCTGGAAAATTCTATTTTTTGAGTTGTCAGAATATTTTAGACAACTCTTTTTGTCAAAAGTTGAACTTGAACTTGCAAAAAAGTTTCAAAAAATTTTTGCGAAAATCTGAACAAAATTCTCAAAATCTCGAAAACGCTTTTTTGTGCCGAAATCTGACCCTAGGGGGGTATCAAATTTTTTCCGAATATCTGGGCGAAAATTTCAAAAAATTTTTAAAAATCCAAAATTAAAAATCCTTGTCCAATTCTTAAGGTAGGGGGGATTGAAAATTTTTCCGAAAGTTTTCCGAAGTAAAAAGCAAAGCTTTTGCGGTATAATCGCTTTTGTTTAATTCATCTATCAATTTCTCTCTTGTCATCCCAGGGTTTGTCTTCTGAACGTAATGAAGTAAATCGTCTATTTTGTCCACTATGCCGCCCTCCAATCAATGTTTGCCATCAAATCATCCAGCAAATAAATCAAATCTGCCCCATACAGGCTTATCCAGTCCGCGAGATACTCTTCCTGCTCAATCGGCATATGAATGTTATAGGAAAAACAAAAACAATGGCAAAGCTCATGAGCCAGTATTTTGCGTAAATAGACGTTTTTAGGTTTATCTGAAACATATATAGCCCTGTCGTTCCAATCTGCCACAGCAAGGCTGGTAGAGCCATCAGAGCGCATCAGCTTGCCGCTTACACTGTGAACAAATTCTATTTTCCATTCAATACCATTTATCAAAAACATATTTTACCTCCAAAAAAGAAACCACCAGCCAAATATCAGCTAGTGGTTTCTAAATTCATGCTTATTTTACCTTTTATTCTTCAATAAGTAGGTAATTGATGTATCTTGTCGCCGTATCGTTGAGGTCTCTATTGAAATCAAGCAGATCAAGAGCGTATTCCGGTGGATATCCATAACTGGCGTAATATGCCTTTTCGATTGCGCGTAAGTTATGCAGATCCGATAATTCCACGAGAATCTTGTGATATAAAAATTTTCGAGTCCAACCAAACCGTTCTAGGATTATACTTAACTTCCAGTTGTTCTTTGAAAACCATGTTTCCGTTTCATGTTTCCATCGAATCTCCCAGTGCTCAAACGGGTCTTTCTCCGGAATTTCAGCCTGCGGATTTTTCAAAGCCTGTTCCATGTCGTGAAAGCGATTGATGTATTGAGCTGTGAAAGCCGTTCCCTTTACTCCGGTCAGCTTGTGCGCGATAAATTCGCATCCTTTCTTCGTGATGTCATAGCAAGGTCTGCTTTGGTTGTTAGCATCTTTATATGTATTTTCTCGAAAGAAATCAACCAACGCAATTTTGCTCTCGTTGCCCAAGCCAATATTGGCTTGGGCGATTTGCGATGTATATCGCCGTATATCTTTCAATAATTTGCCGTGTTCTTTCCCAACCATTTCCGAAACTTCCATACTGGTTAACGTCTGTTCTAATTGTTTCATATGAATATTGTTCATCAGCAAATCCCCCATTTCTGTTTGAATGAAAGTATCGTGTTCAAAATGAAATGCAAAAATTTTTCGTCCTGTATGTTCTGGATTTCCGTTATCAGCTGTTCTTTCATCTTGCACCGCCTTTCTTTACAAGGCGGTAAATACCGTCGTGATCTATTACGTCCTCATCATTCAAATCTGCCATAAATATTACAACGCCGCGCAACAATTTTTCGTTATCACATTCGATTGCGAGCCGAGAAAGCAACGATCTGTACTGCTCAATTTGGCTCGGCAAATAAGTTCCATCCTTTTTTATGATTTCATTTCTGAAAATGTCCTTAAGAATTTCACTGGCAATATCAACCTCGCCGGATTCGTTCGGCAGTCCGAGCAAATTCATGGCTGATGTTACCACTTTGCGAAAACCAATCGGGGAAAAATTATCAATGTCCGTTTCGGTACTCCAACCACGGTTATACTTCATCCTCTCGATTTCCACAACATGATTCACTTTCTCCATCAGCGCGTCACTATTAAGTATCGTTCTTACAATTTCTTCAATGTTTCTCATAGATTTTTCCTGCCTTTCAATTTTTTCTTGAAAAGAGATACTCTCTATGATAAAATATTTCACAGAGAGTTATCTCGGTTGATAAGAAGTTGTTTTCGTTGGTAGCGTGGCAACTTCTTATTTTTTTTGACCTTTTAGCTTTTCAATCCCCGCCCTTATAAGTTCTAATATGGAATATCCACTTTCTGATGAAAATTTCATAATTTCATCTTTTTCTTGCTTCGATACTCGAACATAAAGTCTTTCATTCATAGGATTGTCAACTTTAGGTCTGCCTGTGCGTGGAGACATTCTCAGCACCTTCTTTCTGTACGCACATTTAATATATAATAGTACGCACAAAAAGTCAATACCTTTTTGAAAAATTTCCAAATCCACAAATCACTAGCTGATATTCAGTTGTCAATGTTCAAACAAACAGGGGCATTGCTGCCCCTGCCATTACATTTTGGAAACAAGCGTTGACAGCTTGCTTTTTGTCATTGTGCGCTCTTCCGGTGTCATGTCGGAGATAAGTTCCGCCATATCCTCCGAAAGCTCTTTCATGTATTTTTCAAGGTCACGCATTTTTGCATCCTTGTCTTCTGGCGTATTTCCTCTATGGAGTTCTTTGCTTTCCATGTAGGATTTACGGCTCATTCCGCTTTTACCCTCTCTGCGGTCACGCATACCGCCATCTGCCGCAATTGTAGGCTCTGTGTAATACATTCGCCCATGTGGTCGATCAATGTCGCGGTCATGCTCCATATCGTGATACATTTCCGGTGTCATGCGCCAGTAAGGCGGCTCGTCATATCCTCTCCGCGTTCCTCTTCCCTTTGGCGCAAATCTGCCGTCTGCATACCGGTAACGGTCATAATACCGTCTGCCGTCTCCGTAACGCTCAAACATATCAAGAACCTGCTCTGGGTCTGATTCGTCCATTGATTTTGTAAGCGTCCGGTAATACATGGCTTCCGCAAGGTCTTTAAGCATGTCCGTGACTTTTCCCATCTCTTCTGTATCTACACATTCGATACCTTTTGCAAACTCACACTCTGCACTTTCAGACAGTTTTTCGATCATTTCGTGCATTCTCTTAATATCCATAAAACCGCCCTCCTTACGCTTCCCGGACTGCAATTAAATTGCTGTTCTGAACTTCGATTGCCTGCGCAGACGTATTCTGTACCGCTACCGTAACACAGCAACCGCGAGGAACGTCCACATATGCCTGCGCCGAAACGTTAAAGAAGTTTTCAACTGCCGCCGGTGTAACAATCATTCGAGTTGACTGCAACGGTTCTCCATCAATTGCAATAGCCAGTGAAATAGCTTCAACTGTGCCACCTGTAGGAATTTGAATGTTTCCGGAATAAGATACCAAAAATCTTGCCCGGCACTGATTTGTAAGTCCTCTTAATTTAACAATGCCGCTTCCCTGTCTATGAACAATGCATTTTGTTGCGCATACCGGAGTTTCTGTAAATGCCACATCTTCTCCCTGCGCGACAGTTTGAATTGCAATTCCTGTAAATTCTGCCATAATGTTTTACCTCCAATCATAAAAAGGGCAGGTCTTATAGCCTGCCCTTGTGTTGATAATTCTGCAAAGCAGACATAATCACATTCTTTTGAGTGTGTTTTGAGTTCAAATCGAGAGGAAATCAAAAGGAACTCAAAAGGAACTCAAAAAGAACTCAAATTGATTAAGTTATTTCATATTAAATTTTAGTTATCTGTCTGTAATTTAGTGCCTTTAACATCCGCAACTTGTGTTGCATCCGCATCCGTAAGCATAAGCGTTTGGATTTGGAACAACGTAAGCCGGGATAGCTGCCGGATTAACGGCATTGATAATCTGCTGTGTCTGTGCACTCATTGCTGTTGTAAGCAATGCAGACTGGCGATCCTGTGAAGCAGCTATTCTTAAGTCATTATTTTCTGACTGTAAGGAAGAGATCTTTTCCTGACACAGGTAATCAAGGATTGCCCTTGTTCCTGCCTGCTGGCTGTCAATAATGTCTCTTGTGTTGCTGTTCATGGTGTTCTGCAGCGCACAGGTGTTCTGCGCCATATTGTAGTTCACACCCTGGATAGCCTCTCTGGTCTCGCAGCAACAATTTGCCATCTGGGACTGCAAAGCGTTCTGCGCCTGCATAAGTGTCACGTTTGTGGTATTAAATCCCTGCTGTGTCTGGTAGCCAAGGTTGCAGATTGCATTGTCTACACCATGAAAACCGTTCATAATAGCAGTGTTCTGTGCGTAAAATCCATCACAGAGACCATTTGTGATACCATCTAACTTTCCGATGATAGCCTGTGTGTCAAATCCACGCTGGATTGCGGAGTCAGTGTATGCAGATGCTGTTGAACCCATACCTCCGTTTCCTCCCCAGCCATTGCCGCCAAAGCCGCCCCAGCCAAAAATCATAGCGAAGATAATGATAGCCCACCAGCCATCGCCGCCCCACATGCCATCATTGTTTCTTCCGTTTCCTGTCACTGCTGCAATATCAGCAAGACTAGGAGATGCGTTTCCATTAAACATTTTGTTTACCTCCATCTGATTTATTTACAAATGGGATAACCGGTTATTGTGCGCGCAACCCAAAATGTACTAATGATTAAACATACTCATAACCTTTTGCTTTGCTTCATCTACTGTAATTCCTCTTTCTTTGCAGAGATTCTCCGCCATTGTCTTAAGTCCGACCGTATCTCCGCTTTGATACATCTGCATGGCATTTTTAGCCATTGGATTGTTTTGCATCTGCGGAGAATTTATCATTTGGTTCAAAATCATTTGCATCAGATTCATTCGGATTCACTCTCCTTTTTAATTTGAGAAGTTTTTTTCTGTGGAACCGGAATTTTACCAATACGTTCCTCTAACTGTTCAATTTTCCCAAACAGTTCGTCAAACTTTCCCATAAATGCCCCTGTGCACTCGTCTGATAGGTCAAATTTCATTTTTTCCGTCTCATGCGATAAATTGTTAGTCATATCATTTAAAACAGGCTTAAAAACGATTGTGCGGATTGTACCATCTGAGTTCCAGCTTTTGGCGTATATTTCCGACATATCCTGCTTTGGGAAAAACGCCACGCTTCCATCCATCGGCACATCGTTTGCAGTAATATTTTCAACAGAAAGCACAATTTTCCCATTTATTCCAATAGGCGTCATTTGTGTCTGCTGAATTTGCTGTGTTTGCGCCGGTTGAAAATAATTTTGCGGCTGTTCAATTCTTTGCTGATTACCATATGGATTATACCCATATGATGCCTGATAAGGAATTTGCTGACTATATCCCGGTGCCGGATAAACTCCGTTCATGTTCATTTTCTTCAACCTCCTCCAAAACATCCTCGATTGCGTGAATGATAGATGACTGCGTTGACAAATCTAATGATTGCAATTCTTTTCTGGCAAAAATTTTCTCAAGAACATCGTCAGAAAACATTATCATCCCTCCCTTTGCTTATATTGTGGCATAAAAAAAGACGGTAAAACCGCCAGAATACCGTCTAAATAACGCCTGTTTCCCGCCGTATCACCGCCAAAATTGCAATAAAAAAAGAACGCCTTAAGCGTTCGTACGTTTGTTTGTGTTACCTTTGGTGTTACCTTTGATTTTTACTTTCAGAAAAGGCACCATTCAGAATCTCCTTTCTTCCAGTAAAATCAAGGCTTCACAAGGTTTTCAATTTTAAAAAAATAGTAGCGGAAGGGAGATTTGAACTCGGTATCAAACCCCGCAAACCCGCATAAATACTAGGTTTCTTTACACCTAAAGGTGTTACCTCGTGTTACCTTTTACATCGATAGTGCTTTCGCAATGTATTCTTGCATCTCACTCTCTGTTTTATTATTAAAATAATAATGGTCAAGCGTTGTTCTAATATCAGTATGACCCATTTGCGTTTTTATTACAGATTCTGGAACATTTCCATCTATAAGCTTTGTAGCATATGTTTTTCTCGCCTTATGAATTGAGCGCTCACCAATTTTAACCTTATCGCAGATCACATATAAACGTCTTGTAAATGCTTGTCCTTTTATCCTTTTACCGTTTTTCATAAAAATATATTCTCCAAAAGGGTTAAGCATTTTTATTTTTCTCATAAGTTCATTGGTATCTTCGGTAATTATAACATCTCTAAATCCGGCATCGCTCTTTGGAAAATTCTGAACATCAAACACGTATTTGCCACTATCATCTCTGTATCGTATTTCTGTCTTTGATATATGTATCTTATTTTCTTCAATATCTGACCATGAAAGCGTGGATATTTCTCCAACTCTTAGTCCTGTTTTAAATGCCAAAATAATTCCAAGTTCAATCAACGTAGGCTGGTCTTCCATTATGAATTGTTCAATCAAAAGTTCTTCATCCTTAGAAAAAACTAATTCGTTGTCAGACTTATGATTCCTTTTAAATGACTTTTCCGAAATTTCTAAATCACCCATGAAACTGGTTATGCTTAAGCTGGTATAATGTTTTTTCTTTGCATATTTGAAAATTCCGTTAATCAATATCCGCATATCGGAGTACGCTTTCTGCGTAAGTTCCAGCTTTGAAATAGCTGTTTTTATGAATGATTCCAATATTTCTTCGTCAATATACCGGATTTTTCTATTTGCAATCGGCAAATACTTATTTTCAAAAAATCTTTTGAAATTCGTTTCGTACTTGTCCTTTGTCTGCCTTGTTATTTCACCATATTCCAATTTTTCAGAAATCCAGCTAGAATATACTTGGCTGATTGTCGGTTCATCTTCCATGGCTTTATAAAACTTCACTATCTCGTCCTCTATCGCCTTTTCAGATGTTCTTTTTACAAGTTTTTTCCCTCTCTGGCTTTCTTCATCGGGCAAATATGTGTAAAACTTACCGTCTTTTCCTTCCCAAATGCTGTAGTTGTGTTTTTCAATAAATTTCTTCCTTTCGTTCATCTCAATTTTTTCCTGAATGGTGTCTATGTCGATAATACCATTTTCAATGGCAAAATTCAACAATTCACTTTTAGAAAGATTTTCCGTTTAAATCACCTTCCAATCTCTTGACTTTTTGCTTTATATCAAAGATACGCCTTTCTACTGTTCTTAGCGGAATACAAATTTTCATTGATATTTCTTTTGGTATAAATCCACGGGCAAGAAGAGAAAATATTTCCTCTTCCTGCTCCGTAAAATTGGCGTTTTCAATAATTACTTCAAGCTCTGGCTTAGTCAGTTTTGAAAACTTCATAAGCCAATATCCTCCAATATTTTATTCTTCTCCCTGCCAAATCTTCGGTGTACCGTCTGCATTAAGCATAACGATAATGCTGCATTCCTTAGCCTTCCAACTTTTCAGATACATGACACCCGTGTCTTTGTCCGCGTAGATACTGTAATTCAGCTCACTTTCTACCAATACCATCGTATTATCCTGCCCTGCGCTGACGTTTGCCATGTCACTGCATCCGGCGATCAAGAGTGTTGCTGTTAAAATTGCTGCTAAAATTTTCTTTTTCATAACTGCTCCTTTTCTCTGCTCTCTTCTTCCTCGATTGCCTTATAAAACTCGCTCGCTTTAATTTCTGTCATAAAGTCGAGTAGCTTTACTTCTACATTCTCCGCCGAACCATATAAAACATCGCCGATCATAAAGCACCTTGTGCTATATTTCCCACAAAATCTCATTCCGTAGCAGAAGTAATCCGGTTTTTTCGGCTTTGGTACCGTCTTTGCAATCTCAAGCCAATCCTTGGTAATTTGACAGTTTGCTCTGAAACGTCTAACACCGTTTTCGTAATACAATTTATTTTTTGTAAACATACCCTGAAATTTCTGCAAATCATTTTCAGTTGGAATAATTATTACCGCTCTATCGTCTGGAATATATTGCGTCGACTCAATCCCGTGTTCCTCGGAAAATTTCTTAAATGCCTGCGCATTCGCTTTTACATCTTTCTGATACTGTACATATGCTTTATAAAAATCACTGTCTTTGTTAATTGTAAAAAATTTCTCCATCTATTATCCTCTCTTTCCGCCCCGCCGCATTACTGCTGGCGGAGCTATAGCTGTTTGATCTCATGCAAACCGGAGCTGTCCGGTCTGCTCAAAATAAACTCATCTGCTGTTCATCGTAGTAATATTTCTTTCTTACCGGTACATACCCACCGTAAAATATTTGTGTAATCCGCTCTTTCTGTTTCAAATTCGCCGTGTAATTCATATCAACTTCCGGCGGAACTGCAAGATAATATTCATCCGGCAGCGGTAACCGATTCTCTGTGCAGATTTCCCGGAGCTGTCGCTGATAATAAATGATATGGTTCCGTGTCAGATTCATGTTGCACCCATACGGCCAGAACGGATCACTGCACCCGTTCTGATTGATATCTTTCCAGTGTTCTATTTCCTGCCGGATATTCCGGCAGCGCTCTCTTACCTTATCCTCTGCTGATTTTTCTTTCATATTGCTTTAGGAACCCGGCGCGCCTTTTATCCGGATAGGTCCCGGCTCCTTTCATATCAATTTTTCTAATTTCGGAATAATCTCTTCCGTCTTTATGTAACGCTGATAATACTGGTTTATAAGCTCTTCAATATGATGCGTTAGTGTGTCTACTTTTTCCTGTAGCGCATCCCGCTCCTCTTCGCATTCTTCCCGTTCAGCTTGGACGGCATCAATGTCTCCCACCTCATCTTCAAGAATGTCATACGCTGTTTGCAGTTCATCATATTCAGCCTGTAACTCCTCATATTCCTGTCGCAGTCCGCCATCAAACCCATTCTCAAAGGCTTTCCGAACAGCTTCGTAGACTTCTGGTTCCATGTAATCACGGAAATCATCCACCCTTGTGATATAGGCAACCTGCCCTTTATACTCAAATCCAATCATTTTTCTCAAGGAGCCGATGCGCATCTTCCCGGGAAGCTCGCACTCCTTTCTGATTTATTTTTTCTTACCTCTGGTCTTGAACTTATACACATCGTTTCTCTGCCGGCTTACCGCACTCCGGTAGCCGTTCAGCTTACTTGCTCTGCTCTTTCCCATGTACACCTCCCTCTATGGCATCTAAACAAGCGTTCCAGCCTGCATCGAACCTTCCATTGTCACAATGCTCTGGATGATCTGATCTCTCCGGCAGTTCCACAAGCGGGCACCAATCCGGCTTTTCTCCGTCTGGCAAAAGTTTTCCTACCGCACAGCACAGGTATTCGTCATCCTCCGTCTCATAGCACAATGTGCATTTCTGGCATACCTGTTCCGGCATATCCATAACCAATACTGCTTTAGCCATAATTTTTTTTTACCTCCAACTAAGATAATTTATATCTGTCTCTCGCCGCGGAACGAAACATCATAAAAAGCATTTCCGATAATGCTTTTTCTCTACTTCTGCGCTTTGCTTTCTTGATTACGGTCAGTTCTCTCCAGTTATTCCGCCAAGTGCTTTCTGTTGGCACAATCACGCCAACAGAATATGGGATTTCTTTTGATACAGCCGCATATACTTCCTCCGGCATTACAAGATAATTGTAGTCACCGATGAAATTCAAACCATGTCCCGAATGAAAATCCTCAACAGAAGATTTTATCTCGTAACAGTAAAAGTCCCCTTTCTCAATCCCAGAGACTGTATTGTTCACAGGCTTAAATCTCATGTAATCCACTCTGATTGCGTGTCCTGTGGCATAATCAAACGTGACTTCTTTAGCCATATAAATTCTTGTGTCGTTTTTGGGATTTATATATCTTTCAAGCGCTAAAGAAAGTTCTTTCGTAATTTCTGGTCGTTTGCTCATATTTCCTCCGGCTTATCAATTCTAATAAATTCTATCACGAATACATAAGGATTCGCTTCCCAGCCGTAGCTGTCAAGGTCGGTTTTTTTGATGGTGCTGTTCCAAAGGTTTTTCCACTCTTTCAATGCAATTTCCATATCTCCGGCATGAACTGCCATAGAAGAAATTCCTTCATTACGAATACCGTCAATGGTAATCTCCTGCAACCGCTCCACTCTCACATCCGTAACCTTAAGCCAGATACGTGCGGCTTCTTTCGGCATGTGGATGGATGGTTTCCATTTAGTAACATCGGCTATATCATCTTTCTGCCAATCTTCGTAGTAATAGTATCCTTTCGGTGCCTCTTTCCATGTTTCACGAACATACAGGATATCGCCCGTACAGATAGGACAGGTTCTCTCCGCCGTACTTAACTGTTCCATATGCTCCTTATCAACAAAGTTATGTACTGCATAAGTCCGCCTGTCAGCATTGTAAAATTCCATATCCGGCACGGTATACTCATTTGCATCTTTGCATATACGCCGAGTACAACTCTTTCTCCCGTCCAGAATCGCCCTCACCATTTCGGTACCAATTTGTTTGTTGAATAAAATCGGTTTAATTGACATCTGTGCATCTCACTTCCTTTGCTGCTCTCATGAGCGGGCACCTATTGCATTTGTTTTCGTCAACAGCATTTGCATACGCGCTCGCCAAAACCTTATGATTTTCCTCTGCCATATGTAACAATCCAATCAATCTGTCTTTTTTCATGTTATTCAGTGTGGAATCCGCCGGAAGCGGTTTCCCGATCACGCCTTTGTCAAACCCGTTAAAATTAACCATCTACTCCGCCACCTTTCACAATCTCGATTGCTTTACTAATAAGGCATACCGTGCAGTCCGATGCTCTACACTCTTCTCCAAAACAATCTTTGTTCACTGGTGATGTCATTATTTTTTCAACTTCTTCCAACTGCTCCACAACCTTGTCTACATCATAAGCCGTCGGATATTCTTCTAGTAAATACAATACTGCATTTGTATTTACTAAAGTTCCATTGCTTAAAGTAACCGATTTTAAATCTTTCTTTAGTGCATCCGCATCAATCAGTCTCATTGTTTGCCCTCCTGTTCCAATCTGTAGTTGCTTTTGTTCGCTCGTCTTTTCCTGTTCTGATTCCACCGTCCTGATCCATATACATCTCACATTCATAGCTTTTTGGAAGTTCTGTTCCGCATTTCATACATTTGATTTTGAACATTACTCCAACATCCGAATGTGATGACTTATTTACAATGGTAAAGAACATTGCTTTTCCGCCGCAGAACGGGCATGGTTTAAGTTCTTCATTCATTCTTCGTTTTCCTTCCATTTCTCACATGTATCATCCAGTCCACGGAAATCTGCACAGTGTTCACTGTCTCCATTGCAACAAACGCCCTCACTTTCTGCCCGAAGCCATTGTTCCACATCTGTAACAGAACACATTGCAACACCGCCCTCAATGGTCTTTACGCTACCCTGCTCATATGTTTCGATTGAGCAAAGGAAATCTAAAAGTTCATCATCCGTCATGCTCCTGATCCGGTCTGCATTGGTCTGTGGTTTCTTCTGATCTCTAAGAAACGCCCCAATTACAGGCATATCCCTGTCTGCAAAAGAGAGATGTTCACTACTTTTCCCGGAATAGATAATCAGCGGATTCGGTCTTCCGGCTTTCCTGGCTCTTAATACCTCATAAGGATTGTTGGAAAGCTGAAGCAATTCCAATCCATCCTTAACCATCCATTTCTTTAGATCTTCCAACTTACTGATATGTAACACATTTCTTTTTGCCATTATTTTCCCTCACTCTCTATACGGTTCCGGCAGTGGCATCCACGCAATCACTATCAACTCTTCCTCAAGGCACGTTTCCGTGTCATCCCCTACATAGAAGTTGCCACCCTCATCTTTATTTCCCTCATATCTGCCAACTACAGGCAAAGAGAAGTTTTCAAATGACAGCAATATGTATTCTCCGCTCTTCGGAAGTCTCTCACTTACCGGAATCCACTGCACAAACCCCGGCTTTCTCGCTACTGTTCTCATGCATTCAATCATTTCCCTGCTCCTTTCCGCACCGTAGCTGATACGGCACCTCTCTGAATCTCTTAAGCGCGTCGCCGCTATCGTTGCGCGTTTTTTCTTTCATACCTTTATCTCACTTTCACATCAGTGTCATTTCTGCGAATTTTAAAATCCAACCCACACTCTTCTTTCAAGATCTGTATCTGATCTTCCCATGTAGCATAATCATCCATGATGCATTCTGCCTTTTTATTGAAGCGATCAACAAATCTCTGTATGCGGCTTTTACCAAAGTCAAACTCATCGTGCAAAACCATTGCAGACAAAATCGTTACCGTGTCTATGGTATTTAATTTAATCTTGCTGACGCATTCATCTATTGCATTCTTTGGTAGCGCAAGTGGTAATTTTATTGCGCCGCGAAATCGGCACTCTTCTTCCAGAGAGTCAATTCCATTCTCCTTTGCAATTCGCAGAGCATATGCCATTCCCTCTCGCCTAAGTTCTTCATCTTTATTTCTCATGAATCAGTTCTCCTTTCTTTTCATCTCAATCGAATCGAGTTCCAAAAAGGACTGTGCATATATCTTTGAATTCATTTTCACGATCAGAAATTTGACCACCCAATTCATCGAGCCTATTAAGTAATGCTTTCTGGTATTCTTTTTCTGTAAAATCCGTATTGCGTTTTCTTCCCCTTGTTCTTATTGGAAGTTTTACATTTTCTCCGTTTTCCAATAAAATCCCAATAATTTTGTGCCTTGGGACGTCGTTTAGTTCCGCAAGAATCTCCAACTGTTCACCTTTATGCTTTGCATGTCGGTACCTGTTGCAAATTTCGTATTCGCCCATTTCCATCATTTCTTATCACGCCCTTCCCTAACATTTGTTTCCACCAAAGTTTTTTCTAATTCATCATAGTCATAAGATCTCTGATGAAAGTTATTAAATTTGTTTTTTGATCTTGGGTTACTCTCTTTTTCCTGCTTCTCCCAACTCCTTAATGCGGCTTTCCAGTCGGTTATTATTTCTCCATTACGTTTCCAACCTATTGATTTGTAGTAATCAATAAATGATTCTGCGCTAACACCATTCTTCCTCTTACGGCAATAATCAGCCACTTCCGCCAATGACGGTATGCACGCTTCCACTTCTTTCCCCGGCGAGCTTCCTGCGCTCCTTATTGCATTCACTCCAGAAAAATTTTTTGAAGCATCGAATGTGTATGCGCCATTTCTTTTCGTATAAAGCATTGATTTTTCTTCTGCATAATTGGTTGGCTTATAACGGTCTTTTTGAATGCAGTTATGTAATTTCCAATGTTTTATGACAATAACATTAGATCCTGGAAAAGTAAGAACATAATGTTTGTCAATGAGAATTTGCAAGTCTTCCTTTGAAGCCTGGCACTCTCTTACTGTTTTATTGGCGCAGTCAACAAAACCGTCGTCATCTGCCCGTATGCATAAATGAAAAAACAACCCCTGCGCTGTGAGCGGCATGTCAAGAAAAGCATCTGACGTCACTAAATCTATACGAAACATCCGCTTACTTGCCATAATATCTCCTTCAAGTTCCAAAAAATTATCACTTTTCTGTTTTCAAAAGCTCAATGACACGCGATCCTGCATCTTCCGGTCTGCAAAAAACAAATTCCACGCCGTACTTAAGCTGCATTGTCAGCATTGCTTTTCCAAGGACTTTCCCGCTTGTTGGCGGTGCCTTTGGAAGCGGTACATTCAACCACTTTCCAATACCGTGCATGTATTTTATCTTGTTGTATCTCTCAAGCCTTGGATTGTGCCAATGAAAAACGTCTTCAACAGTTTTTATTCCATCCATGTTCTCAACCAAAACATACAGTGCTATATTGTTGTTCTGCGCCAAAATACACTCGTCTCGGAACCTTGGATGCTGTTTCCCGCAGACGTTTCCCGTAATCTCCTGCATGTCCTTCTTGGTATCTACGGCAACCTTGTAGCTTCCAATAAAGTCCATCTTCTTAACTTCCATCTTTCTTGCTGACTTTCGTCTTATAACGTCAAGAACGGTTCCTTCCGCGATAACATAATCTCCAACTGGAAGAGGTGCTCGCAGCACCTCTATGTCATTACGATCAAAATAGCGATTCTTAAGTATGTGCTGACCCTCTTTCTGACCTTTGTCCTCGATCAATAACATACATATCTCCCTTCTTACTGTATTGGCTTATCCAGATCAGTTTTTAGGTAAAAGGCAACTCTTCCTCAATTCCATCTGGAATAGTCATAAAACCATCCGAATCTGTCATGGGCTGCGGTTTGTAACTTCCGTTGTCCTGCGAAGCCTGTTTGCTCTCTGCAAATTCACAGCTTTCGATCAAACACTCATTGGTGTACACCTTATTGCCATCTTTGTTGGTGTAACTTCCGGTCTGCCAGCTTCCTTCAATTACAAGCTTTGTTCCCTTTTTGCAATATTTTTCAAGGAACTCTGCTCTTTTACCAAACGCAAGGCAGTTGATAAAATCCGCCGTTGGCTGTCCGTCCTGCTTGAATTTCCGGTCAACCGCCAGAGTAATTCTACCGATAGCTGTTGACTTCTCTCCCTGCGACCATCTTACTTCCGGATCTCTGGTGCATCTTCCCATTAAAAGCACTTTATTCATTCACTTATTCCTCGCTTCCTTAAAACGGGTAAAGGTTCATATCAACCTCTAATCCACGTTCCGCCACGTAAACATCTGATCCATATTTAACTGTTTCTTCTGTCTTTTGTTTGAATAGTGCGGGATCTCCGCTTTTATCTGATAAGTGAATTAGAGCGACATTTCGCAATGCCGGATTATCGTTAGTAGAAATAAAGTCAAGTGCCGTATCAAGGCTCATGTGACCTCGTAGGCGGTGTTCATAGTTTGGCTCGTCCAGATTAACAAACTGCATATCATAGTTGGCTTCACAAAGAATGTGATTTACCATCTGGTTTGAAAAATTATACTTGCAATATTCCAGATCTGTAAGAAATAGCAATTTTCCCATCTCTTCATGCTTGATTAAATAGCCATAGCACTCAATTTCTGTGTCATGCGGCACATTAAACGGTACTACTGTAAAACTGCCGATTTGACACGATTTGTTAGGCGAGAGAGCTATTGTACGCTCTCCAGTAATAACTTCAAGTGCGGTCTGCGTTTCAAACGCTGTGTAAACCGGGATGCCAGATTGCATAAAGTCTTTTATGTATCGTGCATGATCTCCGTGTTCGTGGCTCACAATACATCCAACAACATCAGAGACTTTCCAATCAATCATTTTCTTAAAGTCCATGAATTTACATCCGGCTTCGATTGCAAGGATTTCTCCATTGTCGGCAATTAAGGCGTATGAGTTACCGGACGAGCCGGAACCTAAAACTTTAAGTTTCATCTCTTCACCCTTTCCGGATTCACTTTTCTTGCACATTCTTCACAAATGAACATATTCTTGTGATTCCTGATTAAGGCAAGATATGGATAATCCGTAGATTCAAACTTTTTCTTGCATGAAAAACACTTATCAAGTCCACCAGATTTCATTCCAATCATTTCTCTTTTTAAGATTGTATCTCCAACAGACATTTCCCATTTCGCACAATCAAATATGTCATATGTCTTGGTTGTAGTTCTGTTAATTTTCATGTAAAAAACTCCTTTCTTACATCAACAATACCTTGTGTCTGCTTTATCAACTTTCGGTTACGCTTTGCTCTCTGTTCATTGTCACAGATAAATTGCTTGCAAATTTCCGGTCGAACCGGATAGATTCTGCATTTCTCGCAACTCTTATCCGTATCAAGAAAAGGACATGTCATATCATACGGTTTTTTCACAGTAGGAAGCAGGTGCTTACATTCTTTGATATGGTTCTTACGGACATATCTGTGAATAGCAGCTACCTCTTTTCTGCTCATTGGTAAAAGGTTGGAACAGCAATTACCGCATTGACTGCATCTCCCATCTTTGCAGAAGTTATAAATATTATCTTTCATACCTTTCTGAACTGACTCTAAAAATGAAATAACTTCCATAGGCTACTCCAATTCTTCCTCTGCCGGGAGCTGAAATACTTTCATGTAATTCTGGCTTGCATATTTTTGATATTCTTCTCTAAGCATTTCCATAGCTTTCTTTGCTTTTTCTTCCGTGGAGTATTTAGCAATAACAATGTCACTGCCAAGATCATCTATCCCTGTAAGGTTCTTGTTCAAAAAATAGATTTCTCCATTAAACCTCTGAATAACTACTTGCTCATACGGAATATCCAATGTGCCGTCCTGTGATATAACTCTCATGCACCCACCTCTAATCTTTCATAAAGTCCGGTACGTTCTCGTCATTCTCAACGACTTCTCCGGCTACTTTTTCTGGCTGTGATTCAACTACTTCGCTCCCGGTCTCAATAGCTTCGGATTCAGCTACGATAAATGGCTCTGAATTGGCATTTTCCGCAATTTCCTCCTGCGTCTGCTGATAAGTTTCATCCATCTGCATAAGAGACTGTTTCGCAATAGCATTAAGGTCTTTTGGGTGCTTTTTGATTGCATTGTTACGCATCTTACGAACAATCATGGATTCCGATGTATCAAGCCATGCGGCACTCATGTATGGTCTTGCGACTTCACAGGCAAGCATATCTTCAATAGTCTTACAGTCTAAAAGTGCTTTCAGAATTTCATTTTTCTTTTCTGCGATAGCTTTCTTTTCTTCATCCGTAGCATCATATCTCGTTCTAGGTACAACCTTTCCACTCTTATCTTTTTTTGTTCCAAGTAAACCGAAAGTCTCATTCATCAGATTATTACGAACATGTGCGAAAAGATTTCCTTTTACGCTTTCACGCTCTGCGATCATGTACTCGATTTTTCCATCATTCATTTCAACAGGATAAACAACACGGATTACTTTCTGTGACAATCCTTTTTCTTCCCACTCCGGCGGCGTAACTTCAACACCTCTGTGCTTCGGATATGTAAATTCATCCCCTTCTTTCACAAGCCATACTGGATATACCTTTTTAACATCAACACCAAAGTTGCGAAGAAGCGCATCGTTTCCGTCTCCCTCGATTCCCATTTCTACTTCCTTGTACCAGTTTCCATTTGCATCCTGTTTACTTCTCAACTGGAAATAACACTCTCTTGGTACAGCATTTGCATTAAGCTTAAGGCTTGATACCTGTCCAATAACCTGTCTTAAATTAGAACCATTCAAGTTGCTCATAGCGGCTTTATTTGATGTAACAAGGTTATAAATCGCACTCATAGATGCCATAACGCACTGCTTGGAATAATCATCAAACACAAGTCCATGCTCCGCAAAGTCACGCTCCATAAGTCCTGTGTACTGGTTCGCATAATAAGAAAGCTGTGTATTCATTTCCTGTTTTCCCTGTGCCGCTACTTCCTGTTTCTTTGCTTCTGCCATACTTACTTGTCCTCGCTTTCTCCGGCATCTACCGGCTCTTCATACTTTTTCACAACCGCCACCTTATCAGCGCCGTAGGTTTCCACCCATGCCATATCCACGGTTTCATCAGTAACCGTCAGCTTTGCGCCTTTGGCATTTAAAACCATGTCTCCGGCTTTTACATCGTCTGATGTAGCAAATATATATGACCGGCTCTGGTTTGGATATTTTGCTTTTATGTAATTCATTCTGATACCTCCGCAATCTCTCCATTTTCAATCGTATACCAAGTATTCGGCTTGATATTTTCCCCATCAACCTGCACCATTTTTGCACCGTTAAGAACCCATGCACTCTGGTTATTTCTGTCATATTCTGTATCATCTTCTGAACCAGTGTATTCCCAGTCTGCAAAAACAAGAAATGCCCCAAGAACGCCCTTGGCTTTTGATTTGTAACCCCAAGCAACAGCTACTGCATCCTTGTCTTCTGCCGAGGATGCTCCACAGTATCCGGTTGCCGAGGATGCTCCACAGGTGCCGGTTGCCGAGGATGCTCCATAGGTGCCGGTTGCCGAGGATGCTCCATAGGTGCCGGTTGC